GAGATCATCATACGCCACGCGCATGATTGCATGGTGATGCACCGAGTCGAGAACGCCTTGCAGAAGCTCGCAGATATTGCTGTCGGGCAAGCGCAGCCGCCGCAGCGAGGCTTCCACCTCCCGGATCGGCCGCTGGATGATCAGGGTTTGCGGCGCGAGCCGGTTCATGATCTCGGGCAGGTGAAAGCCCATGCCGTGATCGGACACGCCAAGATAGCGAAATCCGCTCATGTTCCACACCGTCGTGAACACGTCTTCCCATCGTTCGGCGCTGCGCAGCGGTTCATGCACGCAGATCGAGACGTCATTCAGCGCTGCCGCCGCCATCCAGGCGGTTCGCGAGCGAGGCAGCCCGGTGATGAGAAACGGCTTTGACTTCATGTGACATCCACTCCTGCGTCGAGAATGGCCACCATGAACTGATCCGCCGATGACAACTCGAAAATACGGTCTGAAGCAGCAAATCTTCTGGTCGTGCCGAGGCGATTGAACTTCACGGTGGCCGCTGTCACACCCAAAAGCCCCACCGACTCGATGCGTTGATCCGACCATGTGTGCCCGCCATCGTCCGACCAGCGCAGCATGACGTGCGGGTTGGTGCCTTCCGGCACGCCCGCACCGGTCTGCATATCCACCCACAGCGCGGCGAAGGTCTTGGCGGACGGGTTGCCGCCGGGCAGGGCGCGCCAGCGGCGCAGCCAGCGGCGTTGCACGCCGTTGTCGAGTTTGGTTTTCGGGTTGAACGCATAGAGGTTGCCCGAGGCATAGTCGCCCAGCACGCCCTGGCCGGTGGAATTGACCTGCTCCGTCGTCACGGTCTGCGATGAGCCGGGTGGCGCCGAGCCGCCCGCCGTGAGGCTGCCGCCGGTGATCGCGAACGCGCCGCCGCGCCCGGCATTGGCGGCAAAGGATGAGGGTGTGCCGTTCGAGGTGAGGAACACCGCCGGCACCACGCCGAACGGCGCCTGGCCGTTGGCGCCGAGGTTTTCCGCGCCGCCGGCCGCCGAGATGAACAGGCGCCGGTTGGACGGCACGGTGAGATCGACGAAGCCCGAGGTGGCGGCGAAGAACAATTCCGCAACCGTCGCTTCCTGGCTGGGTGGCGGCGTCGCGCTCGTCCAGATCACCGCATAGCAGACATTGCTGGCATTGAAGGACGCGCCGGCCAGCACCGAACCGTCGCCGTTCACGCCGGTGGCAAAGGTGCTGCTGTTGCCGAGGCCCAGATTGGGCAGGTCGACCACGCTGCCGCTGACCAGCGCCTGATAGCCGCTGGCAACGATGACAGAGCCGTTCGAGGACAGATGATCCCAGACACCGACCGCATAACCCGGATTGGATTGCGGGTTTTGCGCGATGGTCGCGGTGAGTGATGGCGTGCCGTTGGTCCAGATGCCTTCGCCGACCGACTGGTCCGAGCCGAAGATCACCGTCCCGTCGGAGGAAATGCCGTTGGCTACGCTGTTGTCGGCTGATGTGCCGCCCGGCAGGTTGGCCAGGGTGACGAAGCCGCCGGCCGATGTCCGGGTGCAGGCGTGGGTGACGCCGGACCCATCGAAATAATAGCCGACGGTGGTTATGCCGTCGCCAGAGCAGCCGTTGAGTTGCCAGACCGCGCCATACAGCCCGCTTGGTCCGGGGATGGCGACCACGCCGCTGCCCGAGGTCCAGACAAACCCCTGTCCGGTCGAGATGTTGTTGCCGTAGACGGTGCTGCCGTCGGACGAACAGCAAAACGGCACGTTGTTGACGCCGAGATCGACAATCCCGGTGCCAGAGGTCCAGCGGAAGCCGTGCGTGCCGGACACGCCGACGATGACAGACCCGTTCGCGGACAGGGCCAGCCCGGCGGCCGTGGTCTGGCCGCTGACCGTGCCGATGCCGACCATCCCCGAACCGGAGGTCCAGTAGAACGCTTGCGAGGCGCCGCCCGTGCTTGTGTTGGCATAGCCGGTTACCGTCGTGCCATCGGCGGAGACCGCCATCGCATAGCTGAGGTTGCCGCCCGAAAGATGGCCCAGGTTGACGATGCTGTAGGTCATGGAACCGCAGTGACGGCCCAGGATTGCGTCGCCGACGGCGCAATCGCATGGCTGGAAGACCACGTGATCGCCACCGGCGACAGATTGCTTTCGACCAATTTGTTCGAGACGATCGTGTTGGCGTAGACCTGCAATTGCTGCGTCGCGGTGTCGATCGAGATCAGGATGTTCACCCACGCCGCCCAGGTGGTGAAGTCATACGTCGCCACCACGATCGCGGCGGACGATGAATCCCAGGCTTTGACGGTGATTTGCGGGCTGCCGGTGGCGTCGTTCTGGATGGTGATGGACAGGCCCGGCGTCGCCATGCCGCCCTGGTTGGAGAAGATCAGCCCCGTCCCGCCGCTTTCCGGCAGGTTCAGCCACACCGAGAACAGCGCGGTGTAGAAGCTGGTTGGCAGCCCCACCAGCCCTTGCGCGGTTTCCAGCGTCTCGCCGGTGATGATCACCGAGTTCGCCTGATAGGTGGTGGTGGTGCTGACCAGCGTGACCGAACCGGTCCAGGGGGTGAAGCAGTTGCCGGCGTGGCGGTTCCACTGCCCGTCGGTCCAGGCGGCCAGGCGGTGCCATTGCGGCACGCCGGTGAGTTCGCTCGATGTCAGGTCATAGACCCAGGTTTTGTTCGCCTCGGGGAAGGTCAGCACATAGAACTGATGCCCGCCTTGTTGGCGGCCGTAGCCGATGGCGTCGCCAAGGTTCGCATAGGTGTCGAATTCCGCGATCAGCGCCTGTGTGGAAACCGGGATGAGATTGTAGCCTTGGGCGCGGACAACGATGCCCTTGCCCTGTTCATTGCGCGACAGCCACAGCAGGAATTCGCCCAGCGGTGCGGGCGAAAACGGCGCGATGGTGCCGCTTTCCATGCGCGCGGAGGTGAGCAGTGCGAACGGAAACGGCGACGTTCCATTGTCGATCCAGATTTCCGTGTGATTTTCTTTGATCAGGTAAACTTCGTCGTGAATCACCGCCAAAGACATACAATTATCGGGCGAACTGTCGGAAACGCCGTACGACAGCGGCTGCCATGTCGAGAGGTCCAGTTCGTCGGATGCGGCGAGGTATTGCTGGCCCTGGAACACCAGCACGCCGAAGCCGTCCGAGATCCCGCCGACGGTCGGGTTGGGAAACGGCAGGGTGATCTCGACCAGCCCGAGAAACGAGCCGTATCCGGGCGATGTCAGGGTAAAGCCCGAACCGGAGCCGGAGGTGCTCTTTTGGGTGAAGGTGGCGGCCTTGTCGTTGACCGTTCCGGCCTGGGTGATGGTGAAGGCGCTGACCATCCCGGACGGGCCGATCGCCGTCACCCGATATGTCGCATCGCCGCTGCCGCCATCGATTGAGCCGACATTGCCGACGACGTAACTCTTGCCGCCGGCGACCAGGGTGGAGGCGGTGATCGGCCCGGCGCTGGCGGTGGTGCTGATGATGAAGCCGGTTCCGTTGGCGGCGGGCACGGCGGGTGCGGCGAGTGTGGCCTGTCCCGTGCCGCTCGCATATTCCGAACCGCCGTAAAGCAGCCGCACCGAGGTGACCACGCCGGCCGACACGCCGGTGACCTGATACACCGCGTCTTCCGAGTAGGTTTTGATCAGGCCGGTATCGTTCAGCGCGTACTGGCTGCCGCCCGCTGCCACGGTCGCGGCCGTCAGCACGCCCGATGTGGCGGTGGTATTGAGTGTCAGGCCCGAGCCGACGCCGGGTTTGCCGGTGATCGCGGTGGTGGTGTTGGAGGTGTTCGAGTTGTACGTCGTCCCGGCGTTGGGCAGTGTGTAGAGCGTGACCGGATTGTTGGCGATCGCCGTCACCATCAAGATCGGATAGCTGGTCTGGGTTCCCGTCGCCGCTTGCAGGGTGATCGTGTCGTTGACCGCATACAGGCCGCCGGCGAGGCCGGTGAGTGTGACGTTGGCGCCGGTGGTCGGGTTGGTTGCGCTGCCGGTGATGGTGCCACCGGTCAGCGGATAGCCGCCAGGTGCCAGCCAGCCGCCGACGCCGTCCACGATCATGATCTGCTTGGTGTTCTGGAACATCGAGACAGGCGCCGTGCCATCGACGATCTGGCCTATCAGCGTTGCGGTGCCGTTCTCGGTCAGGCTGTAGACGTTGTTGCCGGAGACCACATAGAGCACGTCGTTGAGCACTTTGACGCCGCGCACCGGGCCGGGTCCGAGTGTGCCGATCAGGTCCAGCCCGGCGGTGAGGTAAAGCGCGCCGGGAACTTTGCCGTCCTTGGTTTCGACGACTTCGAGATAGAGATTGTAAGCCTCGCCATCGCTGACATTGGCCGACCGGGATCTGGAAAAACCGCCCAGGATCGGGGATTGCGCCATGTCGGTCCTCTCGGGTTAGTAGTTTCGATCCGAGCGGATGTTGTACGTGGACTGGCCGCGCGCGATGATTTCGGGCTCGTAAATCGACCGCTGGGTGCGGTTGTTGTTGCGCTTGACCGAACCGAGGCTTTCGGCGGCCCGTTTGATGATGATCGGATCAAGCTGGGCGGAGGTGAAATACGGTTTCAGTGCGACCGCCAGGTTGGTCTTGATCGCCAGATTGTAGCCGGGCGGCAGGGAGACGGCGGTGTAGATCGTCGGGAATTCCGCCAGTTGCAGATACGAGAAGAAGTAGACTTCGTAGACCTGCGACGGGGTTGGCCAGATGTTGACGATGCCCAAGGGGAATTGCGGGTCGTAGAACAGCGTGTCGGGCAGGTTCGAGTTCACCGCCGCCGTGGTGCGCAGGTTGTAGGTAAGCTGGTCGACCACATCCATCGGGTATTTGTTGTTGTTCTGATCGAGGATGTAGGCGGATCCGGCGCTGTCCGAGACGCGCAGCGGGCGGACGTTGCTGATGGTTCCGCCCGGTCCGCATGTGTACTGGGTGACGTTGACCGCCAGCGCGAATGACTGTTGCAGCCATGCAAAGCAGGTCATCGCGTCGTTCGACCAGCTATCCAGCATGTCGTTCAGCACGATCAGCGAGCGGGAACTGTCGGCGGAACTGATCGCGTCGCCCGGCCCGTAGACGCCGAGCATTTCGAGACTGTCCTGGATCAGATCGAGGGCGGTGGTCATGGCGCGTTATGAGGTCGCCATCAGTGCGGCGACCTGTTTGGCCGCGCGTGCGGTCTGGGTATCGCGCGGTGATCGCCGGCTCTGCGGCTTGCGCGGTTTCGCGGATTTCGCCCGCTGTTTCGCGGGTGTGGCCGGTTCCGGCAGGGTTTCGTCGGGCACCGGCGCCTCTGCTGCGGCCTGGCGTTCCTGCTGCATGGCTTCAGGTGCGGCGAACATAGGCGGGTGCATCCGGTTGGCCGCCATGAACTGCACGAACATCAGCTTGATTTCGCTCATATCCGCTTCCAGCGCGGTCATGCGGGCATCCAGCAGCGCGGTTTGCGGCGCAGGTGGCGGGTTGGACTCTGGTGACGGCGCGGGTTCGGGCGGGGCCTCATGGGCGATTTCAGGGACGGGGTCTGTCGGCGTGATTTCCGGCGCGTCCTCTTCCCCAGGCGGCTCGATGCCAAGCTGCACCCGCCGCTTATGCGCCGCCGCTTCCTCTTCCTCGCGGTTATTGACCAGGAAATCGCCCACCCATTTCGGGTATTCCTTCGGCCGGTAGTTTTCGTCCGGCGGCGGCATTGCCTGCACCGCCGCAGCGAACGCGGCCGGGTCGGACTTGCCCTGGGTGACATAGCCCTGGCTGCGGTAATACTCTTCCTGGTCGGCATCGCGCACCAGCATCGGCGGATAGCGAATGGGCGTTCCGCCAACGTGGTAGCTGAAACCCGCCGGTGAGCGCACTTCCTCGCCCACACGCCCCGGCTGATACGCCGGATGCGTCATGTATTTCGGATATTCCTTATGCTCGCGTGTCGGCGGTGCATCGCGAATGATCGTGTCGGCGTGCTGTTGCAGCATCGGCATCGTTATGTCCTTTCGATCAGCATGACGGCGTGCATCGCGCGCCACACCGCTTCCGCCTGCTTGTCCGGCGTTGCGTCGCAGTAATATTGCAGCGCTTTTGCCCCTGCCGTCAGCATCATCTGACTGGGTGCGGCCACGGCGTTGAGGCAGGTTTTCGCCAGCGGCACATAAACACCCCAAGCCGGAAATGTCTGATCCGCCGGCAGTGCGACCAGATAGCCGCGCGGTCCATACAGCGGCGCCTTTTGCATCCCGAGCATGGTGTCGGGATCTTCACCTTCCGACAGGCACATTGCCCGCGCCGCTGCCTCGACCGTGTCCATCTCGCCCTCGTTGTTGCCGCTGGCAAAGAGGTAACATTCCCCGTCGATGTCCAACAGCATCACCAAATTGGCGTTGCGTTACGCCAGCAGGCCCTGCTGCTTCAGCATGGTGACGATGTCACCCACCGAATAGGCGGTGGTGCCGGTGCCACCGGTAAAGGTGGTGTTGGTGAACACGTTGGTGGTGCTGCCGGCCGCGCTGGTGGTGGTGTTGGGCGAACCCGGCTGGGTGAACTGCACAACGCAGGTCACGCCGTAATGGCTGATCAGGTCGGTCGGGCTGTTGCCGAACGTGGTGCCGATCGGGTTGCCATCGGACAGCGCCCGCTGGTTGGTGGTGGTGGTGATGATGCCAGAGGTAACCGGTTCGTTGTTGGGGCCAGCCATGTCAGTTTACTCCGTGAATTGAAGGCGCAATCGGGGTGAGTGGAACGATGGCAACGTGTTTCCAGGTGCGTTCGCGGCCCAACGCGATCTGCTTATTGATGGCCGCCGCACACAGGCCGCAGGCGTCTTTGATCATCGCCGGTCCGACCGGCAGCAACTTACCAGTTTCGGCAACCGTGACGACAAGCTGATACAGCACCTCGGGCGCTTTCCGCTTGGTCATCAGGGCGGCAATCTCGGGCGGTATCGGCGCGCCGTTGCGTTCCTGCTCGACCTGTTCGGCGAATTGCTTTCGAAAGCGTTTGATCTGGCGAGGCGTCATCGGTTCCGGTCCGTCGTCTGATATAAACTTGAAACGAAAAACCGGAGCTTTATGGCCGGTTTTTCGTCTTTTTCCGGCTTAGTTGGTCAGCCGGGCGGCGAGTTCTGGATAAAACGTGCTGGTGCCGTACAGCACATCGATACGGCACGGAGTAACGTCGTTAAATATGTCGAAAGCCCGAACGATACGCATGCTGATTGCGCGATACATCTCACGTGCAGCGAAGTCCACGCCGCCCGGTAACTCCATGGGAACACACACTAACCCGAACGCATCGCGGGTAAACCCGATGTTCTGGAAATAGGTGGTTGATGCCGTTCCAAGAACGGTTATCGCAGCCGAGTTCGCCGGGGAGTTCGAAACGTTCTGATAGGCGCCGGTGGTGGTGATCGCGGGGCTGATGGCCAGGGTCGATGCGCCGCCGCCGGAAGACGAAGCGGTGGTGGTGACGACAAAGTTCATCAAGCTGCCGGTGGACTGGCGACTTTGCGGGTTGATCGCGAACACCCCCGCGATGGTGAACACGTCGCCCACGTTCAGCAGGGTGGCGATGCTGTTCGACCAGCCCTGCGTGACCAGCGATGCCCCGGTCTGCCCAGCGCCGTTGACGGTCGGGGTGCCGGCATAGTTGCCGACGGTCTGGCTTTGGATGTTCTGGTCTTCGTAGATTTCGAAGTTGGCGATCGCGGCCAGGAAGCCTTTCAGTGCCGGTTCGGCAACCGAACGGGTGAACAGGTTGGACAGCCCGTTGGCGATCGACCAGTAGGCGGCGGGGTTGAGGATCAGCACGCGGCCGTCCTGCGGTGCGGCCTGCTCGTCAAGCCGCTGGCCGACGGCGGCGAGCGAGGCAAACGAGTTCGGCAGGGTGCCAGGCGTGCCAACCTCGCTGTAGATCGCGGTGAAGTTTTGCAGCACCGAGATATCGATCTGGTTGGCGATGGTGGCGGCGGCGGGCTTGCAATACCGCTCCGAGTATTCCTCGATGGTCAGCGTCAGTTCCTGGCTGCTGAACTGGAAGTCCACATGCGCCTGGGTGGAGACGGTGATCGAGGTTGACGGCTCGCTGATGTCCTGGATCTGCAAAGCCGGGCCAAGGGTGATCTTGAACCGGTTCGGCTTGCGCACGGTCAGCGTGGTGCCGATCTTGACGAACTGGTTTTCGAACTGACGGTTGACCTTGCCGGCTGCGACAAGGTTGTTCTCCAGGATCACCAGTGTTTCCTTGGTGATCAGGGCCGGCGTGAGTAGGGCGTTTGAGGCCACGGTAACACTCCTGCGCGCCCCGCACGCGGAGCGACTAGATGATTGTTGTCATGCTGATGGGTTCCTGCCCGGACTGCGCTCCGGTGGCGGTCCCGGCTTATTCGCGCCGGTGCGGTTCAGTCTTCGGTGGTCAGTGGTCGGTGGTCAGGCTACCCGGCTGTCCGGCCGGTCGGGGTCTTTGGTCACCCGGCTGTCCGGCCGGTCGGTCAGGCTTGCCGCAGGGTCAGAGATGCGTTGCCAAATCGCCGATCAGGCTTTTGATAACCTCGTGGCCTTCGTTGACGGTGAAAATCGCCGACCGGAGTTCCGCCAGGATGCCCGCTGGCGGGCGCTCCGGCAGCGATGTCACGTTGCGGTCGTCTTGCGGCGGGCTGCTGCCCCGCAGCTTGATCACCAGCGACGCCAGCGACGCGATGATTTCCGCCGTGTCTCGCGCACTGGCGGTGATGGTGTCGTGCAGACTTTCGAGGTCGGTCGCCGGACGCGAAGGTTTGTCTGCGGGCGTGGTGCCAAACGAGGATGCGGTGAGCATGCCGGTATTTCCTTTCAGTGCCGCGCCGCAACGCGCTCAGTGACGTTGAAGAACGGTTTGCGGCCGTTCATGATCTCGGGGTTACGCTTGGCCGCCCATTCATCCATCGACGGCTCGCGTTCGGACGTATCGGCGGGTGCTGTGTTGCGCTCGATCGGCTCGATCGGCTTGGCGCGCGTCGCGCGCGGCTTCGGCGCCGATAGCTGTGCCGCCAGCTTGCAAACCTCGACCATCTGCAACACCGGGCTCGGCATCGCGGCAATCTTGGCACTCTCTTCGGGGTTCTGGCCCAGATACATCGCAACGTCAGTGCCGTTTTCGAGGCCCATCATCGCAGACGCCATCGGCATCGAGACGACATGATCGCCCTCGGCAACCTTCTCGTAATCGGGGTATTTCTCGATCGCCGCCGTACGCCGCGCGGTCCAGATCGCAGCTTGGCGCGCCGCTTCCGCTTCGGCGTCGGCCTTCGCCTTGGCCTGCGCTTCGGCTTCCTGCTTGGCGGCAACCTTGCGCACGCCCTCGCGTTCGGCCCATTCGGTCAGCGCGGTGTCATACGAATCGGGGTCATCGAACGCATCGCGGGTCGGGCGGGCATCGACAACCGGTTCGAGGGGCTTGGCTTGTTCGGGGGTCTTTTCCGCCGCCGCGCGCAACGCCGCGAGTTCCGCCCGCGCTGCCGCCGCAGCGTCCGTCGCGGCTTTGATGGCAGCGGCGGCTTCGGCAACCTGGGTGCGCGAGACCTTGCGTGCCTTCGATATCTCCCGCACCGCCCATGTCGGGGTGCCTGGGGGAAGATCCGAAACGTCAACTTCATCGTCCTCGCCGGCGGCTTCAACTTTGACTTCCGGCTCAGTTGGTTCGGCCTTGGCGGTCTTGTCGGCTTTCGCCGGTTTTGCAGGCTTCTCAGTCGTTTCTGGGTCCGCACCGGCTTCCACCGATCGCGCCGCATCCGCTGCGGCCTTCTCCTGCAACGTCATTTCCGCCGGGATGCCGGCATCGTTGTCGTCGGCATGGTTGGATGCGGATACCGGTGGCTTTGCCACCTCGGCCAACGGGGAGTCGGACGTCGCCGACAGCGGCGGGGCTGTGCGAATGAGGATGTCAGGTGGGCGCGAAACGGCAATCGATGCCACGGGCAAACGTCTCCTGGGGGTCGTCTAGGGCAGGCGGAGATGGTCACCCGGCACGTCACCAGCCGGTTGGTCAGGCACGTCGTTCGGTTTTTATTTGATATGATCGTGTGTCGTCAATCAGTTACCAACACACGCTGACACCGCGATGTCAAATCAGCGCCGAAAGCAGCATCAAAACATCAGCGTCATCGGCGATCAGGCGCATCATTTTCAGCGCATCCGCCTCCGCCTCAGCCGCGATCGTTGCCGCATCGTCGGCGCGAATGGCATCCAGCAACGTCGCTGCGATCTCGGCCGCAATCGCATCCGCCGCGAACGGGACAACCTCGATGACCGGCGGAACAACGAAGATGATCGCCTGTTCGGGCGGGATATCGGCGATCGGTGCCGGCAGGTCGGGCACGTCGTCTTGCGGCAACAGACCGATTTCAATGCGCGACTGGCGCAGCCGCGCCGCTTCTTGCGCTGCCAGGTCAACGTTCGAGGTGTCCAGCAGCCGCCGATAACCGGGCGGCGGCTCAATGCACTGGTCATTCGCTCCGCCGAACACGACCTCTATTTCGCCGCGCTCGTCCGGGATTGCGGCGTCGGTGACAACCGCAGAAGCGGTTTCGTCAACCGATAGGCCGTCATTGACAACCGATGCCGTCCATTCGGCCGGGATCGATTGATCGACCAGCACCGCAGATACAGAACTCGTCCACTCGTTTGGATCGTTCTGCGTGACCATCACGCCGGTCAGGCTTTCAACCGGCACGCCCCGATCGGTGGAGGCGGCGGCCTGTGCTTCTGCCGGTATCGCCGCATCGCCAGCGACCAAGCTGGACCACTCGATTGGACTTGAAGCGTAGGTTTGGACTGATCCAAGCCCTTCCGTTGGTTCGCTCGTGTCACGCTGCACACCGGCCAACGACTCGACCGGGCTGGCGCCGACGGCTTGCACGGATGGCATCGCCTCGGCCGGGCTTGCGCTGTCGGTATCGACCGAGATCAGGTCTTCATTTGCCGTGACGCTGTCGGTCGCCACCCCGGCCAGCGATTCCACCGGCGTCGCACCCGTCGCCGCCACCCATTGCAGCGCGTCAACCGGGCTCGTTGTGTCGGTGCTGACCGTGCCTGTGGTTTCGTCCGGCGCGCTGGCGTCGCTCTGCACGCCAACCAGCGATTCGACCGGGCTTGTGCCCTCGGTTTGCGCCGATTGCAGGCTTTCGGCCGGGCTTTTGCCGTCGCGACTAACCGAAACCATGGCCTCGGTCGGCGCCGATGCGTCGGTTTCAACCGTGCCGGTCCATTCCGTCGGCGCCGAGGCGTCGGTCTGGACCATGAGCGTCGAGCCAAGCCATTCCAGCGGAATGTTGGTATCGACCTGCACCGCCAGGACCGAACTTGTCCATTCCGTCGGCGGGGCTTCGTCGCCGATAACACCGGCCGCAGCCTCAACCGGCGCCGTGCCATCGGCGGCTACCGTGGCGGTCGTCTCCGCCGGGCTGGCGTTGTGGGTCTGCTCGTTGGCCTGCGATTCTGCCGTCGGGGCTTGATCGGTGGCGACGCCAACCAGCCGTTCTGTCGGTATCGCACCGGTGGTGGCGGTGGAGATCAACCACTCCGCCGGGATCGCCGTTGTGGTGACCGGCTGGCCGTGCCAGCGGTTGATAATCTTTTCGTCGATGCTGACGTTGGCCGTCGTTTCCGCTGGGATTGCTGTATCGCCCGGCAGCGCGCCCAGCCACTCGTTGAGCGGCGGCGTCTCGGTGTGCACCGCCGAGGACGTCTCCGCCGGCACCGCCGCATCCGTGACGGGCTGGCCGTGCCAACGGTTGATGATCTTGTCGTCTATGCTGACATTGGCCGTCGTTTCCGCTGCGATCGCGGCATCGGCGGTTGGAGATCCAAGCACGGCGTTCGGCGTCAGCGCGTCCGATTCCAGTGCCGATGCGTTTTCCGCCGGAATGGCGCTGGTGGTGGTGGGCTGCCCATGCCAACGGTTGATGATCTTGTCGTCTATGCTGACGTTGGCGAGCGTTTCGTCGCGCGGGGCCGCGTCGGTTTGCAGCGATGCGACCGTTTCGGTCGGTGGCGTGGCGTCGGTGCGAACCAGATCAACCGAGGTTTGCAGCGGCACATTGGCGTCGGTTTCAACCGAAGCCGTCCATTCGGTCGGCATCGACTGGTCGATCATCACGGTCGGGAACACGCCCAGCCATTCGATCGGGATCGAAGCGTCGATTTGCACCGGCAGCACGGTGCTCAACCATTCTGTCGGGCTGATCTCGGTGGTGATGACACCCGAGAGGCTTTCGTCTGGCAGAGTGCGGTCGCGGACAATGCCGCCCAGGTTTTCCACCGGAATGGCGCCGGTGGTGACTTCGTTGGCCGATGATTCTGCCGGCGTCAGGCCCACATTCGCGGTCGCGGCACTGCGTTCGGCCGGTATCTGGCTGTCCCTGGCGACGCCGCTGAGGTCTTCGACCGGCCCATTGGCGTCGGTGATGACGCCTTCCAACCGCTCGTTGGGGATCTGGCTGTCGCCGCGCGCACTGCCGAACCATTCGTCCGGGATGGCGGTGTCGCCGCGCGGGCTGCCGGACCGTTCGCTGGGCACATTGCCGTCGGTGCGCGAACCGGTGAAATTTTCCACCGGCAGGTTGCCGTCGGTGCGCAGCCCTTCAAGGTTTTCCAGCGGCACATTGGCATCGGCGCGCACACTGGCGAGGCTTTCCGCCGATATCAGCCCGGTGGTTTGCGGCGAACCGGAGATCGAGTCGGGACTGTTGGCGTCGGTGCGAACGCCAACCAGCGCCTCGTCGGGAACGGCAATGTCACGGCGCAGGCTTTCCAGCCACTCGGCGGGCGCAAAGCCGTCAATCTGCACCAGGAACTGTGTGCGCCCGGCGGCGTAGGCGGTGCTGGAATAGGCGGATGAGCCGTACATCAGGCCCTACCGATCAGAAATCGGCGCTGAAGGCTGCGGTAAACGAGCCAAACGCTGCGCCGACTCCGGTGATGCTGATCTGGATGCGGGCTTCGCTGACGGTTGTTGCGTTCACCGTCGCGGCCGAAGCGTTGCCGTAGCTGGCGCCGCTTAACGTGCCTGTCGGGGCCACGCGCATCGTCACGGGGAAGATGAAATCCTGGATCGCCGCGCCCGCAGCGAGGCCATAGCTGGTGTAGACCTGCAACGTCGAAAAGACCTGATAGAAACGCTGGCAAAGCACCAGATCGCGGCCGATTTCCTTGGTCTCAAGCGGCGACGCGACAGGGCCGACTTCGAGTTGCATGCCCCAGAAGGTGAAGGTGCCGGACTGCACCCCGACACCCAAGGTCGGACTGGCTGCGGCACCCGCCGAAAGACCCAGGGCGACTAGAAGACTGCTCGTGTTGGCCGTGGTTCCCAACGTCTTGCCCGAGGTCGAGGGCACGGTGAACGTCATGCTGTAGCGCGCCCAGCTTGTCGTGATCGCCACACTTTGCGTGCCGAACGACACGGACGCCGACGGTGAACCGCCGCTGCCGAAATTCTGGCTCATGTAGCCGCCGACGTTCAGCGCCACCGAACCTTTGGCCCAGAAACTTAGCACAACGGTCTTGTTGGCGGTCCGGCGCACGTCCTCGGTGTATTGCAGGATCTGCGTCAGGCCGGTGCTCACCCCTGCCACCACGCATTGCAAGGCGTTTTCGGCATACTCATTGCCGATCCCGGACCGGTCGGTGTCGGTCAGCGACGCGACGGTGATGCTGTCGGTGTCATTGGCCAGCGACAGTATCCACCGATCGGCGGTGTAGACGCTCGCCGTGGTAAACGGTCCGGTGCCTCGCTGTGCGATGTTGAACAGGGGGTTGTGGAAGATGTTGCGCCCGACATTGGCGGTGACCGGCGCCAGGGTGACGGTGTTGTTGGCGGTCAGGGTGGTGAACGCGCCGGTCGATGGCGTGGTGGCGCCGACCGTGGCGTTGTTGATCGATCCGCCGGTGATCGCCGCCCCTTTCGACAGGCTCACCAGACCGCTGGCGCGGTTGATCGTCAGCGGTTGCGCCAGAAAGCCGCCCGCGTCGGTGTTCGAATTGAAGAAGAAATTGGCGCCCGCGTTCGATCCGGACTCGGTCGAGTTATCGACACCGACTTGCCAGCGCGATACCCCGCCTGAGTAAAAATTCATAAGCCGGTAGTTGGCCGCTGCGGTGTTGAAACTCAGCGAAGCGCCGGTCTGCGTATTCGTGCCGATCGATATCCCGCTGGTGGTGGCGATCAGACCGACACCGCTGACCGTCGATGTGGCGGTGACGGTGGTGAACGAACCGGCCGCCGGCGTCGTCCCGCCGATCACCACGCCGTCGATGGTGCCCGCGCTGCCCGAGATCGAGGATACGGTGATGAAGTTGAACGTCGCCGCCGCCGGCGTGCTGCCGCCGATGATCGTGCCGTCGATCGTGCCGCCGGTGATGGCGGCCGAGGCCGAACCGAGATCCGGGATGGTCACAAGTCCGGTGGCGCGGTTGATCGAAAGCACAGCAGCGAGAAAGCCGCCCGCATCGGAATACGAGTCGATGGCTAGATTGCTGCCCGCGTTCGATCCGCTTTCGGCCTCGCCGCTGGTGGCAATCGACCAGCGAGCCAGGAACCCGCTGTTGAAATAGATGATCCGGTATTGCCCGGCGGCGGCGCCGATATTGAGGATCGATTGGTTGGCGCCGGTGGAGCCGATGTAAAGCTGCGGGTTGGTCCCGTTCATCACGATGTTGGCGCTGGCCGTGTACTGGCCCGACGTTGCGAGCGTGGTGAACGCGCCGCTGTTCGCCGCCGTGCCGCCGATCGCCGGAGGGGAGGCCAAGGTCTCGGTCTGCGTCAGCGCGGTGAACACCACCGTCACGATGCCGTTCCCCGACAGGCTGATCAGCGAGCCGGTGGACGAAGACCGCAGGCTCCGCGCCAGCGTCGGACCGGTCGAGTTATACGTGCCGACGCCGATCTCCCAGGCGTTGCCGTCCTCGATCAGATACTCGACCGTGTTGCCGTTGCTCACACCCGCTGCGGCAAAGGTCTGATACGCCGTCGCCGCCGAACCTAGCGTGATGGTACCGGTACCGGTGGTCGCGGTGCTCATCCGCGCCCGGTCAACATAGGTCAGGGCCAAGGCGCTACTCCCGCTTTTTGCCCGCTAGGTCAGGTCGAGGTGCCGAAACTCCGCAGGTCGAAGAAGGTGTTGGTCGGCGCCAGCGCCGGCGGCAGGGTTTCCCGCATCCAGAAGCCTTGCGCCTGCGCGGCAGAGTTCGACGCGGCGGTCTGCGCCGGCGGCGTTACGGTCTGCGGCGCCGCACCGGACGAATATGAGCCAACGCCGGTGCTGGGCGCGGTCTGGCGGTTGGTGGTGGTGTTGGTGTCATTTAGCGCCGTGCACGGGGCGATATCGAACGCACCGCCACCCGAATACAGCCCCGACGGGTCAATCTGCTTGATCAGGGTCTGCGAGGTCAGCGCGGTAGTGCCGTCCGTGTTCAGGACGAACGCCTTTTCGTAGTAGAGCCGGGTCGAACCGCCCACCACGTCCGACGCCACGGTGGAAAACGGCCGGATGACCGCTGTGACCGGGTTGGGCAGGATCGGGAACAGCATGCCCGTCGCCACCTCATAGGTCGTGGTCGCGTCCGGCACGGTGCCCCAGTCGCGGTTCACCGCGATGATGTCGGTGCCATACTGCCCCGAGCCGGTGCCAGAGGTGCTGCACGCCTGTCTGATCTGGCCCGAACCGGTGCCGCCGGTCAGGTGGATGATCATGCCCAGCGTGATGCTGGCCCCGTCGCCCGATTGCAGCTTGATGGTCGGAGGCGTCACGCCGGAATGGTTCGCACTGCCAGCCTGGCAAGTGTGGCCGCTGATGGTCAGGGTGTGCGCCATCGCCGCCACATCGCCCACCGCTGCGGTCCCGCCGGGGTTGGCCAGCGGGCCGTTGGCACTGGCACCCGAGATCGCGCCGAACAGCAGGCGCTGAAACGACTGGCTGCCGTTGATCTTGACCTGCCCGTTCAGGGTGACGGCGGCCGGGGTTTGCAAGATGCCCGAGGCGTCGCGCCCGGCCACCTGGATCTTGGTGGCGGTGTCAGAGGAGGACGAGGACAGGAAATCGATCGTGCCGGTCGCCGCCATGTCGCTGAAGGTGATGATCTTGGTCAGGTCCACCGCGCCGCCGACGGTCACGCCGTCGGTTTCAGGCATGTTGGCGGAGCCGTAGATGTTGATCTCGGTGGCAAAAACGCTCACGGGCTTGTCCTTGCTTCGGGTGGTTGGGTGGGGGTGGAAACGACGCTGGAAACGGCCCCGGTCGCCAGACCGTCCTGGCCGCGCTCAAGTGCCACGCGCCGTGGCGCCCGGATGGCGGCCTCGATGCTGTGCGACCACGAGGCGATGCCCGAGGTCAGCGCCGGTTGCGCATCGGCGAGTTGCTTGACCTGTGCGGCCAGCGCCTGCTGCCCGGCCATCACCTGCTGCAAGGTCGATTGCATGGTCTCGATGACCGGCTGCTGCGCCGCCTGCATCGCGCTCTGCACATCGGCGGTCCACTTGTTCAGCTTGTCGACCAGCGTTGCCACCTGATCGGCAAGATCGCGCTGCGCCTCGACCAAGGTGATGATGTCGTCCGCCAGCCCGTCGGGCAGCGCCATGGTGACATCCAGAGGGGTGCTGACGGTGATCGCGGCCGAGGTGCGCCCAGGCTTTGGTTCGCCGTCCTGCTTGGCCTGTGGCCCCGTCTCAGGCGCCGTATCGGCCGGTTTCGGCTTGGCCTTGGCGGGCTTGGTGTTGTCGGACACCAGTTTCGGGGTCCAGGCATCCGCATGATGCACCGGCCGCCACGGATCGGACGGGTTCATCGCACCGCTCATGTCTTCACCCGCACCGGCTGGCCGTTCGAGAGGGTCCAGGTCTGCCCGTTCGCGAACGTGGTGTTGCGGCCTTCCCGCAGATGTGAGAGGGCTTGCGGCGGTGGCGTGGCTTCGTCAGCGGAAGCCGGGTTCGAACCGTCGCCGCCCGTCGCCGCCGCTGGGGCGCCACCCTCGGCGGCGGCTGGCGGGTTTTCCAAAGCCTGCATCAGCGCGGCGGTATCCGCACCCATTTCGCGGATTTGCGCGCCGATATGGGTGTTGAAATTGGCCTTCGCCTTCTCTTCCGTCGCCGCCATCTTGGTCTCGACGTCGGCCACGATCTTCAGCAGCTTGGCCTCGTAATCCTTGTTGAATTTGTCGGCCGCCAGCGCCCGGTCCTGGTTCTTGTCGGTCAGCGCCGCCATCGCCTGCTGTAGCTGCTGGGTAAGCTGCTTGATCTGGCCGTCCATCGACGCCAGCAGCGCCTGCACCTGCGGCGAGAGGTCCTTCTGGTCGGGCACCAGCAGGTTGGGCGGCAGGGTCTTGGCCAGCCGTGTGGCGATCTCTTCCGCGCCCGGCCAGTCCATGTTCTTGGCGATCAGATCGGCGATCAGCGCGGCGGTCTGCGGCAGCGCCTTGGCGAAGGCGATCATGTTCTCGCCCGCTTCCACCCGCTTGGTGGCGAAGTTCGGCCCGATCGTGACCGTGACGCCGTACTTGCCCATGACCGGGTTGAACACCCGCATCATCTTGCCGTCGGGCTTGCGCATTTCGCCCATCGGCTTCGGCTGCGCGGGGTCGATCTTGACCTGCTCTTCTTTGTCGTCTTCGCGAAGGATCGTGATGATGCGGGATTCGCTGTAAATCTTCGGGATCAGTTCCAGCATGATCTCGCCAGTACGTCGCAGCGACTGGGTGAGGTTGTCGATGAAGTCAAACGCGCCGATATCACCGGACTGGCGCAGTTCCCGCAGCGCTTTGCCGCTTTCGTCCATCGTCCGTTCGGCCAGCGTGCTATCGAACCGGACGCCGGTTATTCCCATCAGATGCTGCTGCGCGGACTGGCTGGCCTCGACGATGCCCGCCGGGACGCCAGCAAAGGCGACACGTTGCGGCGGCGGGGCGGGCGTGCCGTTCACCGAGGTGCCCTTGTAGGACAAATAGGGCGTCGAACGGATGTTCGACATCTTCCACTCGTCTTCGTGGCCCTCGAACTGGCCTTCCTCGCCGATGTAGGGCGATTTCGGCGCCAGCGCGACCATCTCGGTCTTGCTGGTATCCCAGTAATTGATCATGCGCTGCGCGTCCTTGGCGTCGCGCACGATGCCTTTCAGCTTCGGCCGCCCCTCGATGTCGAGTTCCCGGCCGGTCACCTTGACGATCGGGATGGTGCTGCCCAGCCATTCCCGTTCCATCAGCACGTCATTGGCGGTGACCTTGTACCACATCACCTGCGGGATCCGCGCCTCGCGCTCGTCCGTCACCCACAGCTTGCCGCGCTTGATGTAGCCATCGGTGATCTCGTCGAGTTCGTCTTCCCAGCCGGTATGGCCGTTGCTGAGTTCGATCAGCGTCCTGGTCTGGTATTCGATCTCGAAATACTCGGCGATGCGGATTTCGTCGGTGGTGATCCACTGCTTCATCGTCTCGCCCAGACCGGCCTGGGTGAAAGGCATCTGGTCGGCTTTCGGCCATTTCTCCTTGAATTCTTCGCGCGGCAGCAATTCCGACACGAAACCCCATTTCGCGTCAGAACCGTCGATCTCCTGGTGTGACGGATCGAGATAAACGGTGAACGGGTTGCGGATGCGCTTGACCACGAGCACGAGGTTGAAGCTGTCCGGCGCCTCCCATTCCGTCAGCACCCGCCAATACCCCCAGCCCATCGTGACGGAATCGGCAAACCCGGTGTCATAGGGTCCGTTTGGCGCATTGGCTCCGCAATCGCGTTCAATGAACCGGATCATGCCCCGGTACATCTTCGCCACCTCGGCATCGCCGCGCTCGCCGGTCGGGCTGATGTTGATCGAGGGCCTGGACTGGCGTTGCGCGTTGGTGATCTGGCTGATCAGGGTGGGGAACTTGTTGAAGGTGAGGCACGGTCGCTTGTCGAGGTTGCGCTGTGCCACCACTTCGGACGGCCACTGGTTACCGGCGACAAACGAGCGGTCATCCATCCCGGCTTTGCGGTTGTCGGACTCGGCCGCGATGGCGCGGTCCATCCGCTTGCGCACCCGTTCCAGCAGCTTCTGCTGCTTTTTCTTGTCGCCACGCGGACCGCCCAGCATGGTGCCCTTGTCGTCCATCTTGAACGGCGGGCTGATCTTGTTCATCGCGCTGTCGGTGGGCGGCATGCGGATGCGCCCGTCGTCTTTCGGCCGGGTGGTGTCCTGCGGCATCAGCCCGGCGCCAGTCGCACGTCGGCGAGATAGGCCGCGCCAGGCAGGAAGGCAAAGCCGGTCTGCGACGAGAGCGCGCCGATATTGATGCCGCTGACCTCAATCGCGCCATCCAGCGCCATCGACGGGTAGATGGTGAAACAGCCCGCCATTTCTGCGCGTTTGTTATCGTCAGCAGTGGGAAACGCCCGGACTTCGCGGATCAGCATGCGCACCGTCACGTAGTCATGGATGCGGTCGCTATTCGGCGGGTTCAGTTGCCGCGCCACCCATTCGGGCACGATCAGCACGCCGAGATAGGTGCCGTTCCGGTCGGCCAGTTTGAACGATATGCCTGTAAGCGGCTTCGGCCTCATGCGCGGGCACCCCTCCGCGCGTTGCGCGGTGATAATAGCGTTGGGTACCCGGCAAGCCCCGCGCCGGTGCGGTCCGCCTACGGTAGCATTGTCGTCGTATCGGTAGCAATCACGGCGGCGTTTTCGTCCTTTTGCCGCGCATCGATGCGTTCACGCTGGCGCAGAATGAAGCCTTCGAGGGCTTCAAGCTGGCCGTCGTCGATCATGCCTTTGGCGAGCACCGTCATGTGCTGGTCGGGTGTTGAACCCTCTTCGTGGAAGACGATCCGCCATGCGGTTTCGTCGCTGTCGGCTTCTTCGGTGCTCAAACGATGATTTCCACCGGATCTTTCATCGACGCGACGGCCTTTTCGGCAAAATCATCGGCGTCCGCGCGGCTGCCGAAATACAGCATCAGCGGCACGCTGCCATCCAGTTCCTTGGCCGGATAGCGCAGCGGATCAACCGCATCGGCCGCTGCCAGCGCGACACGCGCCAACGTCGTGTCAAAATCGTCGCCCGGTTTCGGTGCGGTTTTGCTGTCCAGAAACGCCCCGATGGCGTCCGCCGCCGCTTCGATGCGGGTGACTGCGAATGTTCGGGTCATCGGCCAACCTCGATCCTGTATCCCTGCGCCTCGGGCGCCTCGCCCATCGCCTGACGCGCCTGCGCCTCGCGCAGCGCCGCCAGATAGGGTGTCAGGTCATGCCGCAATGCCAGCGGCACCGCTACGTGCATGTCTGCGACCGGGTCATACAGCAGGATCATCGGCGGATCGCCGCCGCGCAGATACGCCACCATGCCCAACGGCAGGCCGGGCAGCGCCTCGGCGTCGATTTGCGGCAGCGAACGGATATCCAGCACCGCCATCGGCTGCTGATCGGGGTCGACCTTGCCGCTGGCCAGCGCCGTGCTGCGGCGCAAATCCCGCCGTGTCATGGTTCCCGGTCGTTTGAACCGATGCGTTCATACATTTCCCAAATCTCCGCTTCACTCGGCATGTCGATACTGCGCAGAAACCCCACCGAACGGTTCAATCGAACGGGCCAGTCCCGCGCCAGAAACGCATTGAGGCAAATCGCCTGCAACAGAGCAACGCACTGGTTGCCCTCGCGCACCTTGCGCCACAACAGCAACACCAGCGCGATATTGGCCATCGCGATGATGATGTGCACGGTTTCGATGATCGCCAGAATCATGTCCCGGTTTCCTTCGCGCCTCGCTTGGCCTCTGCATCACGCCAGCGATAATACAGCACCGCCGCCGTGGCCGCCTCGCGCCGGCTCAGAAACGGCGGGTCGGGCGGGTCGCTGCCGCCATGACACAGACAGGTGCCCATCAGATGATTAAGCCCGCCGATCACCAGTCGGATCTGGCAATCCCGGTGCATGCCGCGCAGCGTCGGCATTTCACCCGGCGACTGCGTCGCCACCCAGGCGACTTCTTCTTCGGCGATCGGCTCATCGCAATGCATGCAAGTCACGCTCATGCCGCCAGCCTTTCCAGATGCTCAATCTCCGCCCGCTCCGGCGCGTTGGTCGGATTGCCGTGCCGCCAGAACTCCACCATCTGCCAGTCGAGCGGCACAAAAATGCTGTGCCCGATGTTGGCCCGGTCGGGACGAACCCGCTTGAACGCGAAGCAGCCGCCCATGGCGAACCATTCGGGACGCATCGGCCCATTATAGGCCACGTTATTCAGCGCCATGTTGCCCGGCATCAGCTCGCGGTTCACCCGCCGCTGGCCGATGCTGCGTGTGTAGCGCGGCGCGGCCAGGAACGGGCACACCGCGAGGGCAAATTCGGCACATTCCTGGTGCATCGGCGGGTCGAGGAAGGCGGCGCGGTCGCTGGTAAAGCAGAGCGTGCCGCCGACAAACCAGACCAGCTTTTCCAGCCGCTTGCCGCATATCGAGCAAAGCCGCTTGGCCAGCGCGGTCTCGACGCGGCGCGAATCGTTGATGTTGAAATGGGCAAAGCCGGTCTTGTCGCGCATGACGATGAACGGGATCGGAAACCCCCGCGCGTCGCGCTCCATCGTGCGCATGATCTTGGGCAGTTCAATCACGCTTCGCCACTGGAGCGATGCAATCGATCTCCACCCCGTTGCCGAACACTTTCAGCCGTATCGTCACACTGAGTTCGTCGGCGATCTGTTGCGCGTTCGGGCGCAGGGACTCCATCCGCTCCCGGTCAGCACCCATCAGCGGCATCCAGGTGCCATTCCGCGCAAGATATGCCGGGATGGCCTCGCCGCCGTCCTGCGGGTCGTTCAGCACCCAGCAATACAGCTTCTCGATGCGCATGCCGTGCGGCTTGGAGGCGGCCTTGGCGTCAGGCTTCTGCATCATTGTCATCCCCTCACATAGAGCACGCCGACGCCGCCCACCTTGGCACCCTCCGCGTCGATCTCGTCCTCGGACTGGCTGACACGCCGCCCGCTGGGCGGATGGCGTATCCAGCCTGTCGGCTCGCCCTGGCCGTTCCAGCCGTCCAGCGCGGCCTTGGCGTCGGCGTAGCTTCGGTAGCACCAGCAATCGGCGATGCCGGTCGTATCGCCCATCTGGCCGGTGACAACGGCATGGGTGTACATCTTCGCCTGGATGCCCGCCCAGTGCGTGCGCCCGATCGGCTTGATGTCGAGATAGCCGCAGGCTTGCAGAAACAGCAGGTAACTGATCTCGCGGGAGAATTCTTCTGCCATGATCACCTCTCAATCCATGGTCGGCGGAACATAGGTGACCGGTGGCCACAGCACCGTCGCCCCGCTTTTGAGCATCGCCATGTTGTGCGCCAGCATCATCACCCTCGCCTGTTCCTCGTCCATGACGCAGACAACGCGCCGCAGGTCCGGCAGCGCGTTGATAATCTTCTGGCGCAGTCTGGCAACCGCTTGCGCCGTGGTGGTGTCGAGGTTTCCAGGTTGCAGCGTCGGGTCGTCCGTTTCGATCAGCACCATCACGGCAATCGCGGTCATCTAAGCGCCTTCCTGTTGTGCGCGGCGCAGCGTCTCAAGAACGCTGTTGTGGCCCTTGATCGCGTTTTCGTATGACCGGTAGCGCACGCTGATCCGGTCGTATTTCTTCCACAGCGGCGATCGCGGGTCGCAGAACACCATGGTTTCGAACACGACAGGGTCGGAGTCGAAGCCGTGCATGATCCCCATGTCCACGCCTAGGAAAACCGTCGATACGATCACGCCGTCTTCTTCCTTGAACGCTATCGTCCGGTCGTTCTCTTGCATCCACGTGGCGTATTCCATCATCGTCGCGGGGACGACGTTGTTGTTCTGATCCAGCATGTAGAAGGTGAAAAGCCTTTCGACGGGCATATCGCCGGTCATTCCCAGCACTCCGTCGGCAAGGAGGGAAAGTCGGTGTGGTAGACCTGCTGCATGTTCTCAATGTCCTCGCAGGCAACCGGCAACTCGGGCAGATAACCGTGCCTGGCAGCCTGTCCGGGGATCGCTTCGGTGCAGACTTTGAGCGCATCCGCCCGCGAAAACCCCCGCGCCTCGGACAGCTTCGCGGTGTAGCCGTGCCCCTGGCAGTGCCACCAGCCGCAATGTTCCATTGACCAGACCAGATACGTCTCACCCATGTTGTTCTCCCTGCGGTGCGGTTGGTTCTCTTTGATAGCTTCTCGTCAGCCGCACCGCGTTGGCGATCTCCAGCGGCCGCTTGGCGTTGCAGCCGTGCGGGCAGCGCATGCGCGTATCTTCAACCGAGGCGTACATCCGGCAGATGAACGGCCGTCGCTCGTAGACCTTGCAGCCGTGCTCGACGGAGGCGAACGGGCAGCGCATCGTGGTCGGATCAAGCAGCGCGGACGCGCCTCTGATCGTGACCCATTCGGCGTGCAGCGGAAGGTCGTGGCGAACCCGTTCGAATTCCTCGAAAGACCACGCCACCGGCCCGCAGCAATCGATGCAGCCCGCAAGACAAGGGCCTGAACTTGGGATCTTGCGGTACAGCATGCGCAGCCGCCGCCGCGCGGCCGGGTCGCTCATTTTGCCTCGCTGGCGGTGTCGTCAATGTCGCGCCCAACCAGCGCTTTGGCCCGCGAAACGGAACCGGCCGCCAAGCCCATCGCGAAAACCGTGTCCGATTGCCCGCCTTGCATCGAGCGGCCAAGATTGATCAGTTCGCCGAAGATTTCATTCAGGCGGAGGTGCATCGCCTTCAACTCGGCCAAGCTGATCACCCCTGTTGGCGAAACCATGTCATTGCATCCTTGCTGGCCAGGAAAATCCGGTAAAGCCCCGGACGATCATCGATCCATAGTGGCGAGACGTCGATCAGGCTGATCCAGCCTTCCACCTGCATCGCCTCGAACGCCTGCTGCTGCTCGTCCGGCATCGAGCATCCCATGGCAACGGCGAATTTGCCCGCCTCGTTGCACGCCTTGAGGATTTCGTATCGCGCCGCTTTTTCTTCATCCATGCGACGGAAACTCCGGGTCCTCGATCAACCCCTGGTCCATCCGGTGGATTTGCCGCGAAAGCGACGCTCGCACCCGCGACACCAGATCGAGCGCTTCGTTCATGTCGAACACCAACTGGGTCGACGTGTCCGCGCATAACGGCTGGCTGTCGCTGATCGCGCGTGCCGCATCGCCCAGCTTCTTGTATGCGATGACCCAATTCTGCTGTCTGCTCATGTGTCCAGAGTCCGCCTCTGCCTTGCTGGGAACCAGTTCCACGGATTGCGCGGATCCGGCTCGAAGCCGAATTTCTTGGTCAGGATGGCCGCCAGCGCATCCATCGCGGCCTTTTCGCCGTATCGCTCATAGGCCAGCGCCACCGCGCCGCGTATCCACATCCGCTCTTGCCATTCGACCGACGCCGGCTGGCGGAACGAAGACCAGAATACCTCGATACGGCTCAAGTGCTCGTCGACCTGATCTCGGTCAACAGTATCTGGCCATGCAGCGCGGCCGATGCAGTCAGCAGCAGCGACGCCGCTTGCGCCATGGCGTGCCGCGCCTGCTCGTCGATGCCAAGATATTCGCTGTTCAAATTGAGGATCTGGTCGGTGATGCCGTCAACCTTGTCCCGCGCCTCGCGCAATCGCTCAATGCTGATCGGTCCGGCCGGCGGCGCCCGCCACGTGGCGAAAAGCGCGTGCGGCGGCTTCATTTCAGGCTGGCCCAGGTGAGGTTTTCCCGCGCCGTGGCCATGGGCGTCTCGCCATGGCTGTCGTATCGCACGAACACGTAGCCGTCGTTGATCGAGACGATCTCGCCCACTTCTTCTTTGCCGAAATTGGAGTAGATCACCCGCCGTCCGATGTCGGAATTGCTTGGCGATATCATTGTTTGAGTTCCTCCGCTGCCTGTTTGACCAGCCACGCCGTCATGGACGGCGACATCCCGTCAATGTCTTCGAACCGCTCCGCCAGGAGCCGTTCGGCTGTCCAGCCGCGTGCCCGCATGAACATGTACCCGCGTGCACAATCGCTGTCACTTACCGGAGTGGTGCGTGCCGGTGTTTTCGCCTCGCAGCATGGGCATGAATAGAGCCTCATCGGTCTCGCCTTCAGTCGCTGATGCTGAGAAAGTCGCACGATGCGCGTTCTTGGTCGATCCTGGTGGTTCGCCACCTGATGCGTTCGTGAGCGGGCAGACTGCTCGCCGAAATGGGAAACGTCAACTTCACCATTCCGTCAACTCGCAAACATCGAGACTGGCTGTATGTGTTTGTTCCAAACGTAACTTGCATGGCAAACCTGGATTTCCTGTTTGCGATGAAACGATTAAGCGGCGGTTTGCGGTCTTCCGCCGCTTAGGATGAAGGCCGGAAAGGCTGGCAACTCAATTCCCGGCCTTTCCAGCCTTATCGTCTTACTCGCCGATAACGACTTCGCCGGGTAGTAGATCCCGCTCAATGGCTTGTTCGATAAGATCGAGGGCATCGCGCAACATCGCCCGCCGCTTGGCCCCGGACGTCGGAATGATCCGCTTGCACCAGAATTCGCCGCGCCCGGAGAAGCCCGAGATGCGCACGCTCTGCGCGTCGGTGGACGGATCGTAGAACTGCACCTGCTGGAACGCCCGCATCCTCGGCATCTGTCACTCGTCGTCCGGCCACGTGCGCTTGGAATAGCTTTGCTGCATCCGCGTCATCAGCCCCAGCACGTGATGTTCCTCGCCGTCCGACCACGCTTTGGACGCCTCAATGCACTTCTGGCGGTTGCCGCCTTCGGTGGCGATCGTGGCGAGGATGGCATAGCCCATCACCTTGCCCGCGCGGGCCTGATTGATCAGCCACAGCAGGGTCGGAATGAAATTGGTGTCGTCGGGTTCGGGCGGCGGTGTGAGGATGCTGATCGAAGCCCCACCGGCCTTGGACGTGACCTTGCTGATGCGAACCCGCGCGGCGTCGGTCATCGCTGTTTCGCCAGCACACGCCGGGCGGCGGCGTGAACTTCCCCGACGGTCGCCTCGATCTCCGTCTCGGTCTGGGTGTTCTGGTCGGGCGTGATGCCCATCACGAACGCGGCCAGCAGCTTCGCGTCGCGGTGCAGCAGGCCGAGTTCTAGGGTCAAGGCAAAGAACCTGCCGAACAACGTGAACTCGCGGCTTGGCTGCGTTGCCGTTGTTGGCGGCTTATCCGACGACATCATGGCGTGCTATCCTCCCCGCGCTGTGCGGGCGCCATCCCGCGTGCGAAAGCAGCCCGGTCCCAATCCCGGACTTAGCCGATTGGGTGGGGTGTACGGCCGCCGCGAACGGCCCGGCTTCGGCTGGGCCGTTCTGCGTCATGGCGGCGCTGTCATGGCCGTTGTGGCAGGGTCCGGCGCCGCAACGCTCGCAGGCTGGTCGGGTGACCACGTTTCCGGTCGCCAAGCACTCCCAGGCGCAGCTTGGGCGCATGGTCACGGCACGCTGGTGATCTTGATGGTGATGATCTGCTCGCCGCAGTCGGCCATCCCAAACTCGGCCAGGAACTCGGTGATCATGTCCACCATGGGTTCATCGGCATCGAACGTCTGGGTGGCGACCACCATGCGCGGTTCGCTCGCCACCGTCAGCTTGATCTCGACATCATGCCTCATGCCGCACCGCCAGTATCGGGCCTCGTTTCGGGGTGCGTCGGCTGCTGCGGTGCCAGCATCAGCGCCTTTAGCTTGTCGAGCATCCAGTTGCACTCGGCCATGGTCAGCCCCGAGTCCAGGAACACAAGCGAACCGTCGTCCCGCTCGGACAGCAGCAGCAGGTTCGGCAGGTCCATCTGTGCCGCCGCGCCCAGCACCTCGGCGACGGAATGGAAATGCGTCGGCACCCGCAACAGGCTGGGTTTCGGCGCTGGTGCACCGGCAGGCGCGGCCTTGACGCGCGGCAGCACGGTATCGAGGTAGCACACGCCGAACAGCCCGCAGCGCTGGCACGTGCGTGGATAGGGCAGCCCGGCTTCGCGACGTTCGCGCATGCAGGTCGGTTCAGCCATGATCGACGCTCCATTCGCCGGTTTCGAGCAGGTCAGCGGCAAACCGCAGGTCCTCGGCGACACGCTCGCGCTGCACCTCGTCGGGTTCGGACACGTCATGCACAGACACGCCCATCACCCATTCGCCCGCCGCGACGAAGTGGCGGATCTTGACGGTGTATTCCACCGGTTTGGCACGCAAGCGGTGAATCACGAAGGCATCGGCGCCGCTCATGTCGGCACAATCAATTCGCGAGCGTCGATCAGATAGGAAAGGAAATGCCGGACCGCCTTTATCTGATCGAATGACAGGATTATTTGCATGGTCGTGTGAAAGGTTCTGCCGGTCTCTTCGTTCTTGTCGTCAAAACTACACATCTCGATGGTGACCGTGTCATACGGCTGGTCTTCTTCGATGCGAATTGCCAAAGACACGTCAGCCTCTCCATCGACCAGTTCGGCGGTAAACGGATAGGTCGGCGCATTAGGATTAGGATTCGCCACACTCTCGTTCAGATCCACCGAACCAGCATTGTTCATCGACAAACCTGTCTGGGTCCTGGTTGTGCCATCGGGCTTGCTCAATTTGGCACCCCCGCCTTGGAGCGGATCGCCCGCAGCCGCTCTTGCAGCGCCGCGTGATCCTCGGCCAGTCGGCTGCGCAACAGCGCATAGGCGTTCGCCACCTCCTGCAACTGGTCGAGATCGACCTGCGTGGCATCGCGGTAATCGTCGATGTGGATGTCGTAAAGGCGAAGCGTCGCCATCGCAGTCGGGTCCTCTCTCGGCCAGCCGCAGTAGACGCAAACGAGCGAGGCCGTGCCGCCCGTCCTAGAGCGGTAATCGCACCACGAGTTGCACCGCTCGATCCGCACGCACCGTCACATCTTCTGCTTCTGCGTGGGCAGGCCGTAGCGCTGCGGCATCTCCACCTGTGCCACCTTCTCGTGCTTGACCGGGGTGTTGATCCCAGATCCGCCCTTCTGCGCCTGCTTGCGCTCCATCGTGCCTTTGCCTGGCTTCGTCTTTCCGGGTTTGCGCATCTCACATCCGCTCTTTGTGCTTGCCCATCATGGGCATCTTGTCGGCCATCATTTTGTCCGCCGACGGCTCGCCCTTCATCATCTTGCCGGGCATGGGCATCTTCGGCATCGGTCCTTTCATGCCCTTGCCTTTGGCCTTGGAGGGATGTTTTGACTTCATGGGCGTCAGTCTCCGGCTGGGGTTGGTAGCTTGGGCGGCGGTGATTGCGGGGGTTCGGGCGTCGGATCGATCCGCCTGTAGCCGTTGGTGAACAACGCTCCCGGCGACACGGAACAGAAACCATCCTCGTAAATGACAGCGTAGCCGCCGATCTCGGCTCTATCCGCCATCGCGGGCACGGTGGGCCAGAACGGTTCGATGGCACTGTCCGGCTCAGGCTTGACCATCAGGGTGATGCGGTCGTCGGGACCGCGCACGATCTCGCTGATCACGGCGGCGGCGACAACCTTGTGCGACTCGTATTTCGGCCACAGCACCCGCTGCGCCTGGGCCAGTGTCGGACCGGTTGGTGACTGGACCAGGGCAGCGAGCGCCATCGCAGGGTCTTTCGAAGGGTTCCGCATACAGACGTAACAGACCCATTGGCGCGTCGCAAGAAAACGCGCGGATCAGGGCGGATCGTCGCCCATCCGCGCCGCATGCAGGTTGAGCAGCCCCGCCTGGATCGCTTCGCGGCTCCACGGCATCGGACCGGACACGTGACGGTCGCCCAGCCAGATCACCCATTGCTCCGCACCGTCCGGCGCCGTTCCGATCAGCCCCTCGACCTCGCCGATGCGGGCCTGCCGCCACGCAAAGTGCGGGTTCGCACTGATGATCTCGGCGGCGTTCATGCGCCTAACCATGCGTTCGAGGCTTCGCCGCTGGCCTGCACCGTGCGCACCTCACGCCCAGACCGCACGACCGGACGCGCCGCCTTGTGCGCCACGCCCAGGGTGCGCAGCGCGTCCGCACCGTGGCTGGCCCAGTTGTGCAGCGGCGTTGACTTCCACTCGGCCAGCCGCTTGTTCCGCTCGCGCTGGTAGTGCTTCAGCGCCTCCAGCCCGGCGGCGCATTTCCGCTCGTCGAACCACATCCGCGCCATCAGCATGCGGGTTGCGTGGATCCCGTCGTCGACGCCGATGTTGGGCGCGGTCTCGAAGCGGATGCCGAGCGAGGCGGCGGTTTCCACCCGCGAGCGGCCGGAACCCAGTTCGCGCACCTCAATGTCGTGCGGGGCTGTGTGGCGGCCGTAGAGGTAGCCGCGCTTGTCCAGCACGGCGGCATAGTGCGGCAAGCCTTCGCCCTGCGCTTCGTAGTAATCGATCACCCGCAACTCGCGCCCGACGTCCTGGGTGAACCAGATCGCCGTGCTGTCGGCGACGCCGAGATCCCACCACGTATCCACCCGCGCGACCGGATCATACGGCACGCTGGTGATGCGGCCTTGCTCGCGCGCCTTGACGAGTTCGTCGTTGTAGATCGCGCCGTCGATGATCGGCTCGTCCCAGCGCCCGTCGAGCAGCGCCTTGCGCAGATGGTCGGGCAGCAGCATGAGCCGCTCGCGATAGCCGGTATCGGTCAGATGCGGGTTATCGTGCAGCCGAGCGGCGATGAACCGCAGCCGGAACTCCTTGCCCTTCACCTGCATCGTGCGGCGGCAGGACGCGCCATCGGCGCTGATCCCCCAGCGCTTCGCAATCCAGCGTGCGCCAGGACCGTCCGGGTTGCAGGTGGCGCGGATGTAGACCGGGATATCCAGCCGGTCAGGCCGGCGCAGGCGAGAAATCATGTAGGTGTAGGCGTAATCGCTTTCCCATTGCGCCAGTTCTTCCCAGCCGATCCACTGGAACTGACGGGACTGATACCGCATCACGTCGGTGTCGCGGTCGAGGTAGCCGAGTTCGAGACGCGCACCGGAGGGAAACCGCCATTCCGGTTCGACATAGCGGGCGCCTGGATACGCCGCCGGATAGATCGCCTGCGTGCGGTCCACCACCTCCTTCAGTTCGGGGTAGGACCGACGGAGCAGCAACGCTCGATACTCGGGCTGTTCGACGGCGCGACACTGCCCACCAAGCGCGTCGATCACCAGCGCATCGGTCTTACCGCCGCCAGCAGAGCCGCCGTAAAGCACCTCGTCCTCGGGCGCGGCCAGAAACTCGGCTTGGCGTTCGGTGGGCCGCCAGACAATGCGATCGCTGTTCGTCATGGGTCTTTCGGCGGCATCACGATCAGGCCCAGCACCGCCGCGCCCTCGCTGACGTAATGTTCCGTCGCCTTGCGCTTGGGCGCGATATACTGCGCCAGTTCGGCAAACATTTTGGCGCGGAGTTCGACAGGATTTTTCCGATTGAGCGCGATTCGCGCCATGCCCGTGAGCGGGTCGCATTTCAGCGCCGCCAGCTTGGCGGCGACGTCGGCAGTCGCTTTGTTCGGGATGCCCTTGCGACTGCCGCCGCCCGTTTTTACACCGTTACGTGCCACATTCGATTTCGCACAGTTTCACACTTTGCCCGTGGTTACTTGAGCCAGCCGGGCGGCGCCGGGCGGATCATGTAAGGGCTGGTCGGCGCGGAACTTTCGATCGGCTCCTTGTAGCTGCCCGGACGCGAGCCGGAGCCGGTCGCGGTGTTCTGCGGCGCGCTGGTCTGCGCGGGCGCTTTGACGGTCGGTGTGTCGGAACCCAGTGCGCGGCCCATGAAAATCTCCTGTAGTGGCAAACGACAGATTGGAAGCAGCGGCACAATACGCAGGCTGGCACGGCGTTAGCAAGAAATGCACGGTTTCAGCGCTGTGGCCGTTGTTTGTCCTGCGTCATGATGGCCGGTATCTCGGGTAAATTCGCCAGGCCCTGGCTACGAAAGAACGCGATCCAGCGACGCATGATCTCGACCGACGCTTGCTGGATCGCCAGTTCTTCCTCCAGCGCGGCGATCCTGCCACGCAGGATATCGCGGTCGGTCTCGCACTGGCCAAGCCGCTGTCGCAGGTCGCTGATTGTGTCGAGCAGAGACTGACGGAATTTCGCTTGATCGGCCAAGCCGGTGTTGAGCGCATCGGCGCCGATCTTGTCGTGCTCGCGCAGCATTGCGGCGCGCAAGGTCCTGACGGCGACAAACCACGATCCAGCGGCGGTTGCGAGGCTGGACAGAAAAGCCCAGGCCGCGACTGGCAGCGAGGCGAGGCTTTCGATGATCGTCACGAGATTTTCAGGCGTCGGAAGCGCGGCGGCGGATCACCACGATCGTGAATACACCGTCCGGGATGACAACCGGTCCCAGCCTCACCATCACGGGGATTTCCTCGCCGGTTTTGCGTTTCGCATTGAGGTGGAGATTTTCGCCCATGTCACGAATGCGCGGCGCAAGGTCGAAAGCCGCCCTGTGCTCAACGTGCCGCGCCCTCGCCTCGTCCGGCACAAGCACCTCGACTGGCTGGCCGATGAGTTCGGTGCGGTGATAGCCGAACATCAGTTCAGCCTGATTGTTCACCGCGACGATCTCGCCCGCTTCGCTGACCACGACGACGGCATCGGGTAACGCCTCGGGGACGGCGCGAGCCAGGGCGTTGGCGCGCAGCGAAAGGCGCGCGTCATCCAGCGCGGCGGAGGCGACCTCGTGATAGTCCGCGAAACTCGGATCGGTGGGAAATCGCCAGGGCACAGACGCACCTCCGCTGCATGGCCCGGCTTATAGCACTACTAGCGCAACGATCCGATCGTGTTATTGCATCGCGACGATGCACGACTTTTGAGCGTGTCGCCAACGCATCACGTAGGCTCGGTATCCCCTAAGCATACTGGGCAAGCGACGGTCTTAGGCGACCTTGCAGACGGCGCAGTCTTTGCCGGATGCAGGATGCTCAATCGGTCCATGTAATACCCCAGGCCCATAAGCAGCGGCAGGGCGTCGGGGTCGGTCACCCGGATCAGCCGGATCACCCAAAGCAGCAGCAACTGGATCAGCGCCCAGCGAGCGCTCAGGCACAGCCGATCCCACGATTGCTTGAATGTCATCGTATGTTTTCCCGGTTTTGTGTGGTCGGTTTTCCGTTTTGGTTTGCCAGGGTCAGATAGCACCGATATGGTGATGGTGGCTAACGCGCTCCTCGGCGGATCTGGGGTGGAGATTGAAACATGATCATACGCACATCATCGGGGCACCTCTTCCGGGTCCGCCCCGCCGACGGCATCGACCATGCTTGGCACGGCATACCCGTCAAACGCACCGCATCAGGCTTTGCTGCAAAATCCGGCGCTGTTGAGCGTCTCGTGCGCAAGGCTGGCTGCTACGAGGTCGACCGCGAAGAGGCGGCTGCTGCTCCAGCGCCCGCCACGGCCTTATCTGACAGCCGCATTGAGGCACTGGCAGGGTCAGCCCAGCACGGGTTCGCGAACTGGGCTGTGATGTGGGACGAATTGCGCTCGATGGCGGCAGAAATCCGGCGCTACCGTAACGGGGGAGCGATCTGATGAGCAACGTTCAGATCCACCGCTACGAGTCCACTGGCGAAGCCTATGACGACAGCCAGTGCAACGAGGATATCCACGACGGCGACGTGCTGGTGGTGGCGTCCGAGGGCGTGGTTGGGATCTTGGTCAAGGCGTGGCCCATCGCGATCACCGAAGCGCGCGGCGCTTTTCACTTCGTCAAGGACGGCGACACGGTCAGCCGGTTTGTCACCGACGAATATCCCGACACCGATTACAGCGCCTCCCTGGCACTCGCCCAGGCCGAGGCGGATGCGATGCCCAAGCCCATGGCGCCGCCCGAACCCATCCAGGTGCTGTATCAGGCGATCGACGGCTATTCCGAGACGCGCGGCTACGCGACGGTCGAGGCTGCCCGCGAGTGGCCGCAGCGCATGATCGGCGCCCACCCGGACATGGGCAGCCACTACGCGGTTTCGTTCGACGGCGTCGGCAAGGTGTCGGTGGCGGGCTGCACGCTGGATGATCTTTTCCCGCCGGGAGATCGCTGACATGAGCGACAGCACCGAGACGAGCATCAAGGCCATTCTTCAGCCCCGCTTCGAAGTGGTGGAAATGAAGGCGAAAACCCGCACCACGGGGTACGGCGTGCACGACCACGGCAAGGGGTGGATATGCGAGGTGTTCATGTTTTCGGACATGAGCGTTGCGGCAGCCCAACACGCTGCCGCCGACTATGCCGCACGCCACAACATCGACCAGCTATCAAGCGGAGGCAGGTGACATGATCCGAGATATCGCCTCTCAGCTTGTGTTCTATGCCGAGATCGGCATCCCGCTGTTCATCGTCACCTTCATCGCGGTCGTGTTGCTTGGCGTGGCTCTTACGTTTCTTGAGGGTTGGGAACGCTCTGCCGGAAATTCGGCTCTGCGGGCGAAGTGGAGTCAGGATCTTCGTGAATTTTCGGCTGCGCTTTGGGCGGCGTTATGGGCCGCCGTCTGGGCAATCGGCTGGAGGGTCGCGGCCTCCTACTTCCTTTTTACGGTCTTCTGCGACGTCGTTCGCGGAATTGGCGTCCTGTTTCGCGGTGGTCAACTCTGCACATGGGCCGGGTGCTTCTGACCGAACGACCTGACACGCCTTCACTCAATGACTACGGGCGCCTCGCCGGTCCGGGGCAGGAAAACCACGATGCCATACATCATCAAAACCGCCGCCGCCGAAATCCTCCCCCGCACCTATCGCGAGCGTGCGGCAGCCGTCAAAGCCCTGACCCGCCGTGCGGAGATCGGCGCCCAGGTCTGGTGGTGCAAATACGGCCGCCATCCGAAGCTCCTGGTGGCAACCTTTGATCCAGCGGGCGTCACCCACCTCGACGTGCAGCCGAACGCCGCCCGTGCGCCCGGCAGCCTGGAATACGAGTTCCCTGATTACCCGGTCGAGACGCTGCCGCAGGATATTCCCGCCTGGATGGTGCCGACGCACTGGCACAACGACACGGCGCCATCGTGGACGTTTCGAGGCCCCGACGGGGCGATGGTGATCTACATCGATTACGCCGACGTTTCGCAGCGCGAAATGCACTCGGACGGCTCGCGCCGCTTCACGCTGATGACGTTCGACGCAAACGATAGGCACATGGGCGACTTCGCCACGGACGACTGGGCCGAAGCCAAAGGCACGCTGATCGCGATGCGGTGGACGCACGCCTGCCGCATCGGGATCGATGCGCACGGCATCTACGCCCGTTCCGTGGGCGACAAGCCCGTGGCGATCGCCGAAGGGATCGAGGCCGAATTCAACGCCGATCTGGATGCGATGATGGCGTGCGGGGACGCAGGCCAGTACGCGATGAACGCGCTGGCCGCGATGGCGCTGATCCCCGAAAAAGAACGGCTGATCCAGCCGCCGCAGCCGGTCGAGGCCGAGGTTGCCGAAGCAACACCGGATGACTTCCTCGCCTGCCTCACCGGGCTGTCGGATGATCCGCTGCGCCGTGCCGCTCAGATCGCCTTGGCCGCGATCGATCTGACGATCTCGGTGGGTGATGGCACGCCAGCATTGACAGCGGCGCATCAGGCGCTGGTGGCGGTGTTGGGCAACGAGTGCGGCGGGAGCGAGGCATGAGCGCCCTGCTTTGGTGGGTGTTGCCGGTGCTCGTGCTGCTCACCGCCTGCCGCTGGTTCGCCTGGATCTGGTCTGAGTTCCCGCCGCAGCTTCGCCGCTTCCTGGTCAAGTTCCTAGGCTCGATCGTGATCGCCGCCGCACTCGGGGTCACCGCCATGTTCGTACTGGTGCATCTGATGGGGAAAATCTGACCATGATCCGCGCTGGTGCCGGCGTCACCCACGCCACAACGGGACGGCTCGGGCGCGTGCTGCGCGGCAGGCCGTGCCGGGGCATGGTGCGTGTCCTCTTCGATGACACGGATACCGCCGTGGTGCTGCCCGAACGCGCCGTGCGGTTGTTCGCGGCCCGCTATGCCACCGCGAAAGGATGGCTCGCCCGAACCGCACCCACAAAACCCGGCTGCTGACAACTGCGATGAATTGAAAGGTTTTCGCCATATGCCCACACATGCCAACCGAAACCCGATCCTGGCGGCCGTGCTGGCGGTCTGTGCGCACCAGCGCATCGCCGCCGGTGTGTGCCGCGACGGATCAGCGGTCGCCCGCATCGATGTCGTCCTCGCGGTGCTCGACGCAATGGCACAGACCTGCGCCGATCTGACGTCGGCCCGCTATGTCACGATCGCCGCCGAACGCGAGGCCGCCCGCGAAACCCGCCACTACGCCGAGGTGCACGACCTCGCGGCGCGTGGCGCCCTGGTAGGCGACGCCTACGGCGATGCGCTGAAAGCCGTGCGCGAGCGGTTCGTGCAATACCACGCGGCGGTGGCCGCATTGTCGGAGGCAGAGTGATGTTCGAAAAAGACGAAATGTGGACCATGCGCGACGGCACCCAGATCGCCGTGTCCGACATGGAAGAGTCGCATGTGCGCAACGCCTTGCGCATGGTGATCCGACACGATCGCAGGCGGAAAGAGCGGCGGGCCGAACGGGCTAGGCTGGAAATCTCCATGGTGGACTGCGACGGCGCGATGGCGATGACGGTGGGCGAAATGCAAGACCAACTTGACGCCGAGGCCCGCGACCACCGGGGGATGACGTTCAACGCGCGGGACGGCTATTGGACGAATTTGCGGAAATCAACATGACCAAGATCCTGGATCTACCGCTAGTGCTGTTCGCCCACGCGGCGGAGGTGATCGCCATACTGTCGGAGGTTGAATGATGGACGACGACGAACGCGAGTATGGCGACAGCGACGCCAGGGCAGATATGGCGCTGGAGAAAGAGAAGCGACGGCGAGCACGGTGGAGGCCAACCGACAGTGATCCATACCCCGACTGGACCGACGAACTGCCCGACGATTTGAGGTAGTTAAACGGGTCGATCTAGGCATCCGCGCCTGGATCGGCCCAGACCATCTTTTCCTTGATCAGCCGCACCCGTATCGCCGCCGCGTTCGCCGCCAGCTTTTCCGCACCACCAGCGCCATCACGCTGCCCGTTTTCCACAATGCGCTGATAGGTCGCCAGCAACGTGCCGTCCGACATCGCCCCTGGCCGCACCTTCAACCGCTCGCTCGGCAAGCCCTGGCTGAACGTCCGTTCCCCCACCACCGTCGCCACCGCCGCTGCCACGTAGGCAACCGCCTCGGGCGTCGGGTCCTCGGGCTTGTGTGGCGGCTGCGCTGGCTGTGCACCGGCTGCCACCACCCGCGCCAGCCCGTCACGGATGCGCCTGTAGCGCCGCGCATGGGGCGCCAGCAGTTCCAGCACCTTGGCCGGGGTTGGCCACCACTCCAGCACCCGCAGCGCTTCAGCGGCCGTCTCGCCGGTCCACACCGCGTAGGGCAAATCACCGCAGGCCATGGCGATGCCTTGCACCGCGAGCATCACCGCATCGTCCGCGATCGGCGCTTTCGGCAAATGCGGCGACAGCTTGCGGCACCACGCCGCAATCACGCCGATGGTGGCCGGGCGGCACTGGTGTTCCGCCTGGGGCAGCGCACGCCGGGCTTCGTCGATGTCGCGCGGTCCAGGCGTGCCGTGAACGGGATGCAAATCACCGTCGATCACCGCATCGCCGCCGACGTAATACCGCAACGAACCCGACATCGGCGGCAGGCTGGCCAGCGCCGGCAGCGTTTCAGTGCGGACGGAAAGTGCCCTGTTCATCGGGCGTCGCCTCCAGGTCAAACTCGGTTGCGGTGCCATCGCCGCCGACGGTTTCGGTCCCGTTCAACTTGTCCACCCAGGCCCACGGGTCGTGCTTTTCGACCACGGGCGGCGGATCCCAAAGCCCCTCGACGATGCGGATCAGGTTGCGCGGTTCGAGCACGAAATCGAAGTTTGCCCGCCAGTCAGCGCGGTTTTTCCGCTCCGCGTTGGTCAGAAAGTTCGAGGCCGCCACCCGCTCGCAAAACCGCTGCCACTGCTCGGCATCCTCGCCGAAATCCTCGCGCCAGCGCCGCAGGAACGCATCGCGGCGGTTGGGCGTGATCTTCACCACCGGGCTGAGTTTGCCGCCGCAGACGCGGTTCCAGGTCGTGACCGCCCATTCGACGATCTCGGTCGGGTTCGGTTTCGCCTTGCCTGGTTTCGCCTCCGGCAAACCGTCCAACGGCGGTGGAATTCCGCCGTGGTCGTCCGCCAGGATGACCTCGGGACGAAGTCCCGTACTCTTTCTTCCTTTCTTTGGTGAAGGTGAAGGTGAAGGTCTGGCGTTTCGTTGACCTTTCGTTGGCCCTCCCGTTGCAACGCTCGTTGAACGCTCGTTGACTTCTCGTTGCTCATTTCCGGGCGTTTCGTTGCCTGTATTTTGCATCTTGCGGGTACGCGCTTGGCCGGAAATCTTCCCAGCGGATCGACGTTGCTCTGTGTGGCTTTGCGCAATGGCGAGTTCTTCGTCCAGGCGCTTCTGCCGCAACACATCCCCATCACGCGCGAAGAAGGCTGTGAGAACCGGGCCTGACTGCTTCCAGGCTTTGGCATCCAACTTTCCGATGATGCACAACCGTTGTGGGGCAGCGGGCAACGCGCCGCCATGTGTCCATGCGTGCATCAGCAGCAGCATGTAGGCGCCGTGTTCGGTGGCAGACAAATGCGCTGTGTCGCGCATGTAATCGCCAATATAGAGCGGCATCCATGTAGATGGCTTCTTTTTCAAGTCCAGTCTCCCCCCCGGTATATTGGCGCGGTCGCAGCTTCGGCGCGTGCCAGGGCAATCTGATGGGCAAGATCCGCGCGGGCTAACAGCAGCAGCCGTTCCTCGGCTTGCATCGTATCTTCGGGCGACGGCGCGGGTTCGGGGTTGATCCTCGGGCGGCGGCTTTTCGGCATCCGCTGGAAGCTGATGCCCCTCGCACTGCACTGCTGGGTGAGCGTGCCAAGACGCATAACGGTTATTACGGCGGTCTGTTTGGCAGAATAGCCCTGCTCCGCCAGCCTGCGGACTTTCTCGATGAACTCGGGGGTCCAGCGGGTGCTCATGGCTCTGTGGCTTCAGAAACCGACGCTGCTGATGGGCTGGTCTGGCTTGCAGCCGCGCCGCAAAGCAGTCTCCCGAAGCACCTCGATGCTGGCCTTAACTTCAGCGCGGGCTTCGTCGATCTTCTCGCGATGCAGCAGAACCATGGTGAGATCGTTCGGCGTGCAATCGCGCTTGCGCTTCCAGCGTGGCATGGTCTTGTCGGCCTGCGGCACCGAGAAGTGCGTCGCCACGATGATACCAGGGAGGATGCCTTGGTCATCGAACGACAATGTTTCGTCCTGCCCGCCGCCCAACACCAAACTGATCCGCCGCGCCACGACATCGGCGACGGTTTCCGCGAAAAAGTTAGCGAACAGAATCGACGAGTATTCGACGAGCTTGGCGCCAATATCGGCGTTTGTATAACCTTTGCCCTTGGTGTCTTCGGCCTTCAATTCGGCTTCGACCTCCAGGATCTTGGCGTCCAGGCTGGCCCAAAGGTCAGCCGGAAAGCGCAGACGAATGTGTTGCGTCATGACATCAGACCTTTTCGTTGGGATCGTAATCTTCCAGCGCGGATTGGCATTGCTCTATCCAGGCACGCGCGGCGCCAAGGCGGTCGCGAATCATCAGCCGTTGCACCGGCATGCACGTCGCCAGAAGCGCATGCGGCGGCGCCGAACCGCCGAGTGTTGCCAATGCGCTGGCCGCCGATCCGGCCAACCGCAGCGTCTCACTGATCCGCGCGAGTTCTTCTTCCGGCAATGGCGAATAGGTCTTGTTGCCGACGGAAATGCCGCGCCCTAGCACCTGCGCCAAGCCGCTGTAATGCCGGTCCGTCAGGCGCTTGATCTTCAGCATCTTGCACAACACGGCGGCGATCGTTTTCAGATCAGGAGATGCCAGTTCCGCCTTGATTGCGGCTATCGTGTCGGCCAGTGCTTTCTTGTCGTCGCGCAGCTTCTGCGTCGCTTCCTTAATTGCCGCCTTGGTCTTGGCTTCCTGCTGGGCGTTGGCTTCTTTGACCGCATTGGCGATGATCTCCATTTCGGTCTCGGCGCGCGCCGCCACGGCCTTGGCGACCATTTCCTGTGCGTCTTTCAGTGTGATGTGTTCGCCGGATTCGGCGCGTTCGACAGCTTCTTCGCGGGCTTGCTGCGGAACGTCGGGCGCAGCCAGCGCGTAAAGGGCGGTCGCGTCGATCGTTAGAGAAGCAAAGTCCTCATACTGAGGAATTTGAAATGCACGGGCGACCTGCATGTATCGATCAGCCGTAGGTACAGACCAATTGAACTCACGTTCCAGCCACGGCAACCATTGCCCGTGCGGCTGATCGGCTTTCGCTTCGATCAGTTCCCGCCCAATCTCGATGATGCAGCCGCGCGCGACGTTGACCAGCGAACGTATCCGATCGGCGCGGTCGGCCAGGGGGATGTGGTTATGCCCGATCGACGCCGGGATGATGTCGCCCATCGCCAGTTGGACAGCTTTGTTCATTGCGCCAATGCTCCTTTGATCAGCCCCAGCCCCACCGCCCAACAGGTCCAGCAGCGGGTGCGCGGCTTCACCTCGGCGCGGTCATCGCCCAGCCAGCGCCAGCCCCGCTTGCGCCCGCAGCCTTCCAGGCAGGGTGCTTCGGGGTCGTGGTCGCAGAACGGCATGTCGTGCCACAGGCCGCATCGGGGGCAGTAGTTGGCGTCGGCGCTCATTCGCATAGCCCGTAGAGCGATGAGCATTGATCAGACGGGATGGCGCGGATCAGATCAAACTGCTTGCCACCCCGGCTGGTCTTCGACCACGCCACCACCTCATCAATTCGCGCATACTGGACCGATGGGTGCGGCCTGGAACGTCCCTGTTTGATGGGATCGGCGAAGAACGTCGCCGATGCGCGTTTCGATACGTCGGCGACGATAGATTCCCACTCGCGAACGCGATCGATTTCTTCCGGCCAGCGGTCCGAGATTTCCATCAACTCGTCCTTGCCGCAGTTGATACAGGGCATGCAGCCCACCCGCTTCATCCCCATGGAATAAAGCGGGTTCAGCCATTGCCCGCGCGCCAGGATCGCATCGACGGTCTGCTGTGCCGTCAGGTCCACGACCGGCCGCACGATCGGCCAGGGGCGATCGAGACATGCCGGCTCATAGGCGATTACATCGCGCCGGTTTTCACTCTCGTCGCGCCGGATGCCCTGCCAGGACTCCACCGGTCCATCGCGCATCGCTGCCAGGATGAAAGCATCCAGCACGTCGCCCTTCAGTAAGCCCGTGCAGAACTGCGCCTTGCGGGACGGAAACCGGCCCTTCCACATGCACAGGTCGAGGTAGGGATTGCCTGTGGGGCGCAGCAGTTCCAGCGCCCGGTCGATCCGCGCGAGCGGGACGCCCATGTATTCCCAGTTCTCGGCGATGAACCTTCGCTTGCGCGCGAGGCGTTGGCAAAAATCAGCGCGCAGAATGGTGACAGGCAAGCCAAGCATCGCCGGCAGGTCGTTGCGCACAAAATCCATGGTCAGCGGATGCTCGTGGCCGGTGTCAGCCATCATCAGCCTGACGCGGTCCGGACCGTAGGCATCGATCGCGCGGTTGGCGGTTTCCTGACTGTCCTTGCCGCCCGAGACGGAGACGATGGCGATGATGTCTTTCACGTTGCCAGGTCTCCCCAACGTATCAAGACGCCCGAGAAGTCAGGCATGTCTGGATGGTTCACCTCCCAGAACTGGCGCATTGCCTGCCAATCCTCGAACCCGTCCGCGCGGGCGAAGTCGTCCAGGCCGTCTAGCAGCCGCAATCGCTTCCCATCGAACGCAGCGTGCGGCGGATACGCGATTTGCAGGTGGATCGGCTGAACATCCGTGCACGTCGCCACCGCGATCAGCGCACAGTGCTTGGTGCGCATCCCCCGGTAGAGTTGCAGCGTATCGCCCGGCCGCGCATGCCGCTTGCGTTCGGCGCGGATGGTCTGGCGCTTGGTCCCCGCCAGGATCGGCGGCACGAACATCTTGTTGAAGGAATACGCCACCATCACGCGATCGCCTTGCGACGAAAGCGCGGCAGGTTCTGCACGTCGCGCACCATGTTGACACCGTGAAGATCCGCCCAGGCCCGGAACCTGACGCCCTGATCATTGGCCCAGGCCGAAATCTCGTTGAAATCCGCCGCATAGGCGGGTCTGCGCGACTTGATCGCTTCGTCCTCGGGGTTGGCCAGGATGGCGAACGGACGCTTGAAGCGCGGCAGATTTAGCTGGTCGCGCTTTTCGTTCACCCGGCGCAAATCGTCCCAGCCGCGCCAGCTTATGTCGTGCGCCTGCGCGAACCGCGCCACCTCTTCGGGCATCGCCGCCACCGCCGGCACCTCCGCCTCGTCCTGCACCGGCATCGCAGCGATGCCCGCGATGATCTCGGGCGGCAGATAGCCGGGCGGCGGGATGGCGGGCACCGGCAGCCCCAGCGCCAGCGCCTCATAGGCGCTGATGGCGATGTCCAAAGCGTCGATCGCCGCGACCAGCCGCGCCTTCTCCATCAGCAGCCGGGAGAGGAAATCGACATTCAGGGTCGGGGCTGGAAACGCGCTCATGCCCGGCGCGGCACCTTCACATGCGTGGCCGCATGGTGCTCGGCGCAATAGCCCGATCCCTGCAACGTCGGTTTGCGGCACAGCAGCGGGCTGCCGTCGGCATTGAATTTCGTGCGCTCGTTGTTCGACCACATCGGCATCGAGCAGCAGCCCACACGGCGCGGCAGGAACACCGTGGTCGGCGGCACGATGGCGAGGCTAGGGCGGGGCGGGGCGGGTACTGGTGCAGCCACTGGCGCCGCCACTGGTGGCGCTACTGGCGCCACCGCTGGAGGAAGCCTGGCGGGCTTGTTCGGCGGCGGTGGCGGCGGCAGCGGAACCACGACCTCTTCGACAACGATCGGTGCGGGTTCGGGCGCTTCGAGACTGGGCAGCGGCGCGAGTGTGACGGTCGGGAACGGTCGCGGCGGCGGCAACACCGGCGTGACCACCGGACCAACGCTCATATGCTCGCGCCGAATGGGCGAGGGCCGAACAGGCAGGTCGATGCGATGCGCGCGGCCAACGATGGCGTTTTTCGATTTCTTCAACTGCCGCCCGATTTCAGCGGTCGGCAGCCCCTGAAGCCACAAAACGCGCAGCTTGTCGTCCTCTTCGGGTGGCCAGACAGGTTTTGCGCCCATCACGCCACCTCCGCGTCGCGGCACGCCATGTAGGCGCGGATCACTTCCGCGCCGAGGACCGGGTTGATCGCGTTGCCGTAGTGGCGCAGCTTGGCCACGTCGCCGGGATGCCTTGCAGCCAGCGGGAAAATTCCGGGTTGAGCAGGCCGCCTTTTGCCGTCGGTGCAGTCGAGCCATTCAATGTCGCGCCAGAAATCACATGCGCGACCTGATGGTTCAGGTTCTCGCCCTTGTTGCCGCCGCCCCGCTCCGCATAGGTCTTGTGCGCCGGCGTGCGGTAATCGCGCGAATTGGGCGTCGCCCAGCCGGTAAGCAGCAGTTTCGTCGCCGCGTGCAGATTGTCCGGCGTCTTGCCCGCGTCCATCCGCTTGGCCGAGAAGCCCGAGGACTCCGCATCCTCCGGCCTCGGCGTCGGCCAGCCGCTGGTCCGCGCCGCCGTGTTGAGGTTGATCCCGCCTGATCCGCGCGTTTGCTTGCTGGCCAGGGCTTCCGAGTTCGACCGCGCATCGACCGCCGCCGGCGTCGGCGACCCTGCCATTTGTTGCTTGCAAAAAGCATTGAGTCCGATCTGCACTTTGCGTCCGGCCAGCGTCAGGCCGTTCGCTTGCAGATCGTTGGGGATGCTCTGTCCCCCGTCCGGCGCCGTGGGCGTCGGCCACCCACCACAGCCTTTGCCGGATGTTGGGAGCCCCCACGCCCGCAGACGGAAAATCGATCGCCCCGATGGTGTAACCGCGCGCTTCCAGGTCAGTTGATACAAGGTCGAGCCACAAGAGGCCGTCGCCGCCCGCAGTCTGTTCGCCAAAGACGACATCAGGACGGCACTGTTCGATGAGCCAGAACCAGTCGGGCCAAAGGTGCCGCTCGTCAGCAAACCCTTTTCTCTGGCCTGGCGCGGCGAAAGGCTGGCATGGGCACGATCCCGTCCATACCGGGCGCTGGTCGGGCCATCCGGCCATGCGCAAGGCGCAGGCCCATAATCCGATTCCGGCAAAGAAGTGGCATTGCGCGTAGCCGTCGAGGTCAGCAGGGCAGACGTCGCGGATGTCGCGTTGATCGACATCACCACGGGGAATAAGTCCATCTGCGATGAGGTTGCGGAGCCATCCTGCGGCATGGCGGTTCACCTCGTTGTAGTAGGCGGTCATGACGCCGTCTCTTGCAGGGCGGCATTGCCCGCCTCGGTCCACCAGACACGGGCGACGCGCGTGCCCACCCATTCCAGGCGGGCAAAACCGGCTTTCTGCAACGCCGTGACGATGTCCCAGGCGGGATCACGGCTGCCCACCGTGACGGGGCAGCGCAACAGAAACTCTCGCATTTCTCGGGTCATGCCAGAACACCTTGCCCTGAGAGGTTGATCGGCCGCACCTCGATCACGACGCGCGGGCGGTCGCTGTAGCGTTTCCAGAAAAACACGTCCGTGGCCTGGGCGTCGTCCACCCAGACGATGCCTTTCAGCGCATCAACCTGCTTCATGAGGTTGTCGAAATCCGGCCTTGGCGTCGGGCGGATCAGATCCGCCAGGGCGCGCCGGCGCTTCGCACCGGACCAACTCGGCGGCACCGGCATGAACGCGCCGTAGCGCAGATCGATCGGTCCAGAGAACGGCGCGCGCCCGGCCATCTGGTCATACGCCATCTGCCGCAAATCCGCCTGTTCGCTGCGGGTCTCGGCATAGGTGTAGGTGCTGACGAAAGGCTTTTTCGTCTTGTCACGCGGGGTGATGATCCGCCGCCCGTCGCGCTTCCACGCCGTCGGTATGCCCGGCAACACGATCCTGATGACCGTCTCGGCTGGCGCCGGCAGCACGGCAAGCGCGCCGTCCATTTCAGTGCACGGCCGCCGGGATGGCGACCGGCAAATCTCCTTGCGAATGTTCGGCATGCGGTTGCGCCGCCGTCGCCTTTTTGGCGCGTGGGGCCTTACCTGTGCTGGGCTTGGCGCTGGCCTTGGCCGGGCTCGCCTTGGGCTGTCTCGGTGCGGTGTCGCTGGTGATGCCTGGGATCATTTCGTCGGCTATGGCCATCTGCCCGCCGCGCCAGCCGTCATTCCATTTCCGCTCGCCGAGGCTGCCTTCGGGATAGGGGTTGGTACTGCGCGGATGCCCCGACCGGCCCGCCTTGGTGCCACGGTCAAAGGCGATGAGAACCTGATTTTCCTCTTCTTCGTCGTTGGTCGCCTCTTGCACGTCGAACCGGCCCAGCAGCTTCTCGCGGATACCTGGCAGGAAGCCCGAGAGGTCGAGCATCCTGAGTTCCTCGCGCTTTTCGATCAGCACCAGATCGGGGTCCTGGAAACGCACCGCCAGCGCAGAGGCAATCGCCTTGGTATCAACGCCGCGTTTCTTCGCCTCTTTCAGATAGGCGCGGTATGCGCCGAGTTTGCCGCGTGCCACCTCGGCGGCACTTTCCACCGCGATCTTCAGCACCAGCGCCTCCTGGTAGGCTTTCCGCTTGGTGGCGTCGGTGCAGTTCGGACCGGGCGAAGCGGGTGGCGCCGGGTCCTCGAAATCGTCGTCGTCATTGATCACAGACCGTGCAGACTTGCGGGCCATCATGCTGTCCTATCGTTGCGAAGCGGGCTTGGGGCGACCACGCCAGACCGAAGCGCAAGCGAGGTCGTCATAGATGTCGATTTTCAGTTGAGTGCCGCCGAGACGGCGCGCGGCGGCCACGGCTGACCGGGCCAGCGGTTCGGCTGCGGCCAGGGTTTCGACCGGCGGGCGTTGCCAGATGGTGCAAAGACTGCCATCCCGGTCGATATGGTGGACCATCACGTGCAGGCTCATGCGGCAGAAACCTTGGCCAATAAAAAGTCGGACGGCTCAAGTTCGGGGGGGAGCCGTCCGCAGTTCAAACAGGGAGGAAACTGGCAGACTGCGCGCCCACGGACGCACCCGGTCTGCCGGCGGGGTTGGTAAACCGGCTAGGCCGCGACTTTCGCCGCCGGCCCATCCGGTGATTGTGAAAACGCATAGAAGTCGTTTGGTTGGACAGCGCCTTTCGTGACAATGCTAATCTGTTCAAGCACTTCGGGGCGTGGAATACGCTCGCCGCCAAGATAGCGGTGCAGCGCGGCGATACTCACCCCGATAAGGGGTGCGAACGCTGTCAGGCTGATGTGGTGGTCATCCAGATAGGTTCGAAGTTTCATGGCCGCACATCACCACACTGGCGTATGCGCGGCAAGTGGAGATTTTACCGGACCGGCGATGGAAGTTTCGCGAAAAACTGGCCACGTTGCGAAAGCGCGCGGGAAACCCCAGCAAAGAGAGAACGATGAGCAGTGCGATCGGCGAGCGGATCAAGCAGCAGCGCGAAAAGCGCAACATGAAACAACACGAACTTGCCCAGGCCGTCGGCACGTCGGCGCAAACGATTTCCCGGCTGGAAACCGGTACCCGTCAGATCACCGAGGTCTGGATCGCCAAGCTATCCAGCGCGCTGGGCTGCTCTGCGGCCGATCTCCTGCCTGAAGCGACTGATGTAACACGCCTCCAGCCAGCGACGCGCGACCTCCCGTTGCTCGACGAGACTGAACTGATGCTGGTGTATTTCTGGCGCAGCCTCAGCGCCTCCACTCGCCATGTCATTCTGCGATTTGTCACCTTCTGGTCGATCGAGGCGATGCGGAGCGACGGTGATCGGGCGATGGCCGAGGCCGTCAAAGCCGCCGCCGTGCGCAAGAAAATGGGCGAACGATAAAATATCAGCCATAAAACCTGGGTCCCGCCGGTTCACGTATTGCGAATTTTATACCAGTTTGGCGAATAACCTCTAGACAATAGGCTTACCAAAGTGGTGAGTTGGGCGCCGCCATCTGGGAGCCCGCGCCGTGTCGCTGTTTGCCATCAGCAATCCCGACAGCCTGCCGCACCACCTATTGATATGTGTCAACGGGGAGGCAGACAAGCCGCTATTCCGCCCCCCAGTACGCCAGCAACACGCGCCGTTTTCGGCCGCTGATCGAAAACTGCGCGATTCCAACGGCGACACCGCGCGTTACCGCCAAATCCGCGACAAAAATAAATCCGGCCGCGCGGCATGATCAGCATGATCGAGGCCGCCAGCCTGCTGCGACAGGCACTGCGCCTGCAACCAGGGATACCACTCTCCAGCACGGTGATTAACCCGACCGTCAGCGGCGCCCATGAACGCGCCCAGCACCAAGCCGGCTCGATCTATGTCGCGACACACCGGCTGGTCGATACGCCATCCATGCGGCAAGTCGCCGAAATGCTGAACGAACCTCTGTTTATTCAAGATACGCTCGGCGAACGGGCGTTGGCGGAAGCGCAGGCCGTGCTGCGCGGACGTGTGCTGAACGTGGCCTCTTGCGACTATCTGTTCGCAGGACGCCGCCACAGCGCGCGGGTCAATGAAGCCACGGTTACCGCAGCGGTGGACCTGATCACCGATGCAATCACCCAACAACAGCAGAAGGTTGCCTGAAATGGACGTAATGACCGCCCCACCGCCCGCCCCACCGGTCACCCAATCGGCGGATCCCGCGCGCGAGGTCCTGCCCGGCGTGACGGTCAGCGACATGATGGCCGCAATGCGGGTCCTGGCCAGCGAAATCAGCCCGAACGCCGAGTGCGCCTTCATGGTCATGTACCGCTATGGCGGCAATCACGGTTTACTGACGGTCTATCCGAGTGGCATCGCCGCCGCCAGCGAACGGTGCCACCATTTCGACGGTTTCAGCTTCCAGGAAACCATCGCCAAGGCCCGCGCGTGGAGCGTTACCTATCTTCAGGAACGCAGCGAAACCCTCATCCGCCGCCTCGCACTGGCGATTATCGACCTCTACGACGGCGAAGGCCGCGCCACCGTCGAGGCGTTGGCCAAGCGTGATTTCAAACCCGCCGAGATTTTGGAGTTCCGCGACGCCGCCTGCTTCCGCGCCAGCAGCATGGCCGGGCTCCGCCCCTTCACGGTGGAGGCGGCGTGATGTCGGAAACCCTCATCGAAGAGGACGTGGTCGCGGCCGAGGATCAGCCCGCCAAGCCCGCCTCCGCGCTCGCCACCATCACCGCGCTGGTGCCCGCGCAGGTGTTCGCACCGGGCGGGATCAACACGCTGCTGGGCAAACTCGAAACCGAGGTGCGCGCCCAGGCGAAAACCCTGGCCGATATCAGCAAGCCGAAGAACCGCAAGGCCATCGCCAGCCTCGCCTACAAGGTGGCACGGTCGAAGACCGCCCTCGATGACATGGGCAAGGATCTCGCCGCCGAATGGAAACGCCTCGCCGGGCTGGTCGATGCCGACCGGCGCGACCTGCGTGACCGGCTGGATGCGCTGAAAGCCGAGGTGTCGGCGCCGCTCGAACGCTACGAGGCGGAAGAAGCGGCGCGCATGGCCGGGCATGAAACCGCCATCGCCGCCATTGTCGCACTGGCCTCTGACATCGACGGACTGACCGCCGAACAGATATCCGAACGGCTCTGGTCGGTACCGGGGATGGATGCCCGCGCATGGCAGGAATATGCCTACCGCGCCCAGGAGGTGACCGAGGCGACCATCGCGCGGCTGAACGAAGCGCATGATGCCGCCGTCCTGGCCGAAGCCGCCGCCGCCGAGGCTGCCGCCGCCAAACAGGCCGAAGCCGCGCGCATCGCCGCAGAGAACGAAGCCGCGCGGCTCGCCCACGAAGCCCAGATCGCCGAGAACGCCCGCGCGGTGGCACTGATGGAGGCCGACGCCAAGGCGGAGCGCGAGCGTCAGGCCGCCGCCCTCGCGTTGGCCGAAGCCGAGGAAAAAACGGCGGCCGCCCTGAAAGCCGCCGAAGACGCCGCCAAACAGGCCGCAGCGGACAAAGTCGCGGCTGCGGCCAAAGCCGACGCGGACGCCGCCGCAGCGGTCGAGGCGGAGCGGCGCCGGGTTGCCGCCGAAGCAGCGGCCGAAGCCGCCGAGGCCGCGCGGCGGGAAAGCAGCAAGGCCCACCGCAAGCGCATCAACGCCCAGGTGCTGGCTGACATGCACATGGCGATCAAAGACATCGAACTGCCGGCGGAAACCGCCGCCGCCGTGCTCAAGGCGGTGATCATCGCCATCGCCTTGCAGAAAGTCCGCCACGTCTCGATCGATTACTAGGAACCCACGCATGACCACGGATCTGGAAATGACCGCCATCAGCGCCGCCTATGCGGCGCTTGAAGGCATGACGACGGCGCAATGGCAGCGTGCGCTGAATTACCTAGGCGACCGTCTCGCCGGCGACGATCGCACCGCGTTCGTTGCCAGTCTCGGGCAGGCCCACCCCGAACCCACGCAATGGGTGATCAGGGGGGATCTCGATATCCGCGAACCCACGCGCGAGGCGGCGGTGCTGGAAAGCATCGAAGAAGCCTGGACACCGATCGAGGTCAACGGTGTCGCCATCGTCTCGCAGGAATGGGCGGTCATCACGCCCGACGACGACGGCCGCGAAGTCTACTGGTTCGCAAGGCGCGAACTGGCCGACCTTTTCATCACCGCCGCGATGCAGGACGGCATCAACACGGAGCACGCGCCATGATCATTGCCGAGATCACCGAACACACCGCTGAATGGCACGCCGCGCGGCTGAAGAACATCGGCGGGTCCGAGATCGCCGGGCTGTTCGGCGTGCAGGCTGACTACGCCCCGTCCGCCTACACCCTGCATATGGTCAAATCCGGGCGCATCCCAGCCCCGCCGGTGGACGACAAACCGGGCTCGCGGGTCTGGTTCGGCATCAAGCTGGAACCCACCATCGCCGCCCTGGCGGCCGAACTGCACGGCTGGAAACTGGCCAAGGGCGGTTATTGCCTCGATGACACGACACCGGGCATGGCGTGCTCGCTGGATTACCTGATCACCGAACCGGGGCCTGAAGAAATCAAACTCGGCTTCGAGGGGCCGGGGGTGTTGCAGATCAAGAACATCGACGGCATCCAGTTTCGCCAGAAATGGACCGCCGACGAACCGCCGTTCCCGATCCTCTTGCAGCTACAGCACGAAATCGCCTGTTCGGGCTGCACCTGGGGGGTCATCGTTGGCATGGTCGGCGGCAACGAATTGCCCGCCTACCGCTATGCCAAGCGCGAGAAGACCATCGCCCTGATCCGCAAGCGGGTCACCGAGTTCTGGGAGGGCGTGCGGGCCAAAAAAGCCCCGCTGGTGGATGGCACCGACAGCACCGCCGCCGCCATCGCCGCCCTTTACCCGACGCTGGGTATCAAGCTGCCGCTCGATCTGACCACCGACAACGAACTGCCCGAAATATGCGCCGGGCTGATCGTGGCGACGGCCGATCGCAAGGCCGCCGAGGCGAACGAAAACGAGTTCAAGAACCGGCTGACAGAGAAGCTGAAAGGCCACAAGAACGCGGTGGCCAGCGGCTACGCCATCAATGGCGTGTTCACCCCGGAAAACCCCGGCCAGCGCGCCGGCGACCTGCCGCCCAGCCAGATCATCGGCAAACGCGCGGAAAGCATCTGGTTCAAGGTGAAGGAGTTGGTCGGGGCATGACATACGTGGTCTGGGATACCGAAACCACCGGCCTGCCGCTGTTCAATCAGCGGTCGACCGATCCGCGTCAGCCGCATCTGGTCCAGATCGCCATGCTGATGCTGGCCGACGACGGCAGCGAAACCTCCATGGCATCGCTGATCGTCCGCCCCGAGGGGTGGACGGTCCCCGAGGATGTCACCGCCATCCACGGCATCAGCCATGAACGCGCGATGGATGAAGGCGTGTCGGAAAACCTCGCCGCGCTGCTGTTTGTGGATCTTCAGGCCCGCGCCAGCCTGCGGGTCGCGCATAATGAGAGTTTCGACCGCCGCATCATGCGCATAGCCATGACGCGCGCCGGCGTCCCGCGCGATGTGATCGAGGCGATCGAGGCGCGGCCGTCCTTCTGCACCTGCAAGGCCGCCCAGCCGATCATTCGCCTGCCGCCCACCGAACGGATGGTCGCGACCGGGCGTACTGGTGCCAAGCCGCCCAAACTCGAAGAGTGCATCCGCTTCTTCTTCAATGAGGAACTGGCGGGCGGGCATGACGCGCTGATCGATGCCCGCGCCTGCGCCCGCGTCTACCGCGCCATCATCGCCATCGACAGCGCCGCACCAGCCACCGCGCCGCTGGAGACCACCCCATGATGCACAAGCCGGGCCGGCCATGTCCCTACTGCCAGGGCGAGGTCACGTTCATGGCCAACAGCGCACCGATCTACAACGGGCGCAATTTCGGTCCGATCCACATCTGCCACCCCTGCCGCGCCTGGGTCGGCTGCCATCCCAACACCTATAACCCGCTGGGACGGCTCGCCGATGCGACCTTGCGCAAGGCCAAGAGCAACGCCCACCGCGCCTTTGATCCGCTCTGGCAGGCCATACAGGTCCGCGACGGCATTTCCAAAGGCGAGGCCCGCGCAAGAGCCTACCGATGGCTGGCGCAGCAACTCGGCATCGATCCCCCGGCCTGCCATATCGGCATGTTCGATGTCGAACTCTGCCGCCGGGTCGTGAGTGTGTGTGAACCCTACAAACAGAAAGACGTAGCATGAGCGGCGCACCTGACTGGTCGGACATCCCCCCGCCCGAGGATACCGGAAGAGGCCCCTCCGGCGGGCGCAGCAAGCGCAGCGGTCCGCCGCCGATGACCGAAGAGCAGTTGAAAGCCGCGAGTGCGGATTTCTTCGAGTGGCTGGCCGCACCCGAGACGCACGTGCAACTGAAAATGCTGCTCCCCGATCATGTCGACGCCGACGTGTTCATCGCCACCGCCAAGAGTGCGGTGCTGACCAAGCCGCAGTTGCTGCGCGAGGACTTCCGCCCCTCGCTGATGATCGGGCTGATGAAAGCCGCCGCCCAGGGGCTGCTGCCGGACGGCAAGCAAGGTGTCCTGGTGCCGCGCTACGACAGCGACTCCCGCACGACCGTCATCGCGTGGCAGCCGATGATCTGGGGTGTGGTCAAACTCGGCCGCGAAACCGGCGCCATCCGCGAAATCCGCGCCATGCTGGTGTTCTACGGCGAACCGTTCCGCATCATTCAGGGCGATCAGAACATCATCGAGCACGAGGTTGATCTCGACATCGTCGATGCCGCCTACGCCGCGCTCAACGCCGGGCGCGACGCCAACGGCAATCCGCTGTCGAGGCCGCTGGATTTCATCGCCCATGTGCGCGCCGCCTACTGCCTGATCACCGGCATGGACGGCACCATCACCAAACGCTGGATGACCCGCCAGCGCCTGATCAGCCTGTGGGAAAGCACCAGGGCCGAGAAAGGCCCGTGGTCGGGCCGCTGGGTGGATGAAATGTTCCTCAAGGGGATGATCCTGTTCACCGCCAAATGGATCAACCTCGATCCCAACAGTATCGCCGCCAAGCGCTTCCAGGCGGCGATGCTGACCGATCTGAACATCGATTTCGACCGCGACGACAACATCGTGCCGCTCGCCGCCGAACCGGCGGCACTGCCGGCCCCTGGCGACCGGCTGACCGCGTTCGAGGACGGGCTGATGAACCTCAAACCCACCAAGGCCCCCGTCGAAACCCAACCGCACTCCGCGCGCCATCCCGGCACGGCCAAGGCCAAGCCCACCGACGTGCCAGCCAGGGAAGTCAAGCCGGAGACCAAGCCAGCCGCCGCCAAGCCCGCCAGGACGGCCAAGGCCGCGCCAGCGGAGGACAAGCCCATCCCGTTCATCGAACGCGCCGCAACCGCCCTGCTGATCGATGGCGGGGTGGGTTTTAAGTGGATGCGAACGCTGGAATTCGCGTTGCGCGATTGCCCCAGCATGGATGATCTTGCCGCCCTGAAAGCGGTGCCCTCGGTGGTGCGCAACAGCAAGGCGGCACCGGCCGCCGTGAAGACCGAGATTGCCCTGCTGTTCCGCAACGCGGCCGAACGGCTCAGTAACTTTCACAACCAGGACGGATGGCCCATGGACGAAACAGGACAGGCAGCGTGAGCGACATCGCCCAGGCGCTCCGCATCAGCGGACGCATCAACGAAATGGTCGGGCAGGTGTTCGCACCGGTCGCACTGACGATGGCCAGGGAAGGCTGGGACGGCCAGTATCAGGCGATGTTCTGGCAGGCCCTGGCGCGCGATGCGATGGTCCGCTCGATCGACGCGCGCAACGGCAAAACCAAAGCCCCCGCCAGGGGAACCCCCGACGATGGATAAGCCGCCCATGGGCGCCCCATGCAACCATTGCGGCTATTGCTGCCGCACGGCGCTTTGCATGCTGGGCCAGTCGATTTTCGGAGAACACATGCCAGCACCGTGCCCCGCTCTGATCACCCAGGGCGGGGTTTCGTCTTGTGGGATCGCCGACCAGCCATCCGCCTTTGTGCGCCACGCCGGCGGCGCGCGTGGCGCAAGGCGTCTCCGTATCGCCGCGAAGCTGCTGATCGGCGCCGGCCTCGGCTGCGATGCGCAGGACGAGAACGAACCGTTCAGTCCGACCTTCGATGCCGACATGACCGCGCACTATCGCGCCAACCACGCCCGGCTGCACCGCGCCGCAGCCGTGTGGGGTCTGATGCTGACAACACGGAGAGGACACAATGCCTGACCAGGACGAACGCGATCGCGACGACGGGCTGGAATGGGGTCACATGGTCGATGGCATGTTCCGGCCGTTGCCCAAGCTGCCGCTGCTGCGCGCCGGGCTTGGGCCGCCGCCGTTCGATGTGAAAATGTGGGATGACACGGTCCGCCATGTCTGCCACCGCCCGCTCGACACCGCACCAGTACCGGCGCCGGAGCGTTCCGATGGGTGAGGCCCGCCGCAAGCTGGATGCCGACGCCTGCGGCATCCCCAGGCCGCGCGACGACGTTTGCCCGTCCTGTCACTCCCGCAAGGTCTTCTCCATCCCGCAAGAAAGCTGGCCGGAGGGCATCAGCATCGACTGCGAATGGCAAGGCTGCATCGAGTGCAGCGCGGTCTGGGAAGCCTTCCCGCCGGTCTACGCGCGTGATCCGGTCTGCGCCGAACCCTGCGACAATTGCGCCTTCCGCCCAGGATCGCCCGAACAGGCGGATCCGGTGAAGTGGCGCGCTTTGCTCGACACGCTCAAACCCCACCCGTCCGGCTTCGGCTTCACCGGCAAGTTCTACTGCCACAAAGGCGTGCCGATCGATCAGACCAAGGGACCAGGCAACTTCTTATTCCCTCAGAAGCCGATGCTGATCGATGGCGAGCCGGTCCGGCGCGCCGACGGCAGCATCGCGACAACCGAAGATCCCGCCCAGATGCGGACATGCACGGGTTTTCTGCGCATGGTCTGGGCACGCACCAAAAAGGTGAAACCATGAGCACGACAACCCCCCCCTGGCAGGCCGACGTCATCACCACGCCGCCGACGATCGAAAGCGAGCACGCGCGCATCTGGTTCATGCCGCTGCTCGAACGCCATGAGTTCCGCCACGCCGGCGTCGCCTTGTGGCTGATCGAGGCCGCCTGGGCGCATCCCTTCTGGCACAGCTATGTCATGTCGCTGGTGCACCTGCGCAGCGAGGAAGGCCGCGAAGAGCCGAAGATTTACATCCCCGGCGCGACGCATGAAATGGTCCTGATGGCGGCCGATCCGCAGTATGCGCGCCAGCCGATGATGGACACGCTCGATTTCCGGCTGCTGTCGCCGCCGAACTTCGCGGCACAGATGGTGATGCCCGACGACGATGCCGCGATGGCGAATGTCGAACGCGCGATGCCGCTGATCGCCAAGGGCGAGTTGTCGCCCGACACCGATTTCATCGCTCAATGGGTGGCGATGTTCGGCGACAGCATGCTGCGCGAGAAGACCACCAAGCACTGAGGTGCAATTCAACCTCGCATTTTACCCAGCACTCGAACCGGAGGACAAAACCGTATGACCGATCCCCGCTGGCTCGACGCTGGCGCCGCCGCTGATTATCTTTCGATCAGGGTTGACGCCTTCCTGCGCGCGGTGCGCGATGGCCGGATACCCCAGCCATCACATCATCTTGGTGAACGCACTGCGCGTTGGGATCGAACCCAATTAGATGCAACGATGAGTGGGGGGACAGCTTCTACCGACGCAAGGACCGCATTTGATGCCCTGGCAGAAAAAATCAAAGAAGAAGGCCGCAAGGGTCGTTCGTTACACGCTAAAGGACGGCACCCAGGTAGAAAGAACATACGCACCCTACACCCCAAAGCCGCAACCGCGTCCACGTGACACGCTTACGGCCTTGATCGACGCCTACAAGGACTCCCCGGAATTCCGGGGAATGGCGCAATCGACCAAAACAACCTATTCGATCTACTTGCGCCCGCTGGATATCGTCGGGCAGGTGGCGCCGGGCGAGGTGAAGCGGCGCAATATCCTCACCACGCGGGATGTCATCGCCAGCGAACGCGGCAATGCCGCCGCCAACTATTTTGTCACGGTTGCGCGGCAGTTGTTCAATTGGGCAATCGATCGCGAGTGGGTCGAGATCAATCCGGCCGCCAAGATCAAGAAGCTGGAAACCGGCCACCTGACGGCCTGGACGCAGGAACAGGCCAACACCGCGCTGGCCGGTCTGCCGGAGCACCTGCGCCGAGTTGTCGTCCTGGGTATGCACACCGGGCAACGCCGTGGCGATTTGTGCAGCATGACATGGGCCGCCTATGACGGCGAGCGGATCCGCCTGCGCCAGCAAAAGACCGGCGCGGTTTTGGTGCTGCCGGTGCATCCCGACCTGAAGGCGGAACTCGACGCCTGGAAGCCAACCGCCACCGCCATGACGATGCTGACCAACGCGGATGGGAGACCGTGGCTGCCCAACAACCTGTCCTATCACATGCCGGCGGCGCTGGCCCGGCTGGGGTTGCCTGACGATTTAAACGTGCACGGGTTGCGTAAACTGGCGGCTGCCAACCTCGCGGATGCGGGCTGCTCGACCAAGCAAATCATGGCGGTCACCGGGCATCGGACGCTTGCGATGGTCGAATTGTATACTCGCAGTGCTGATCAGGAGGCTTTGGCATCGGCGGCAATCTATCGCTTGCGCAACATACAAAATTCTACAAAATACAAAAACCGGACCAAAAACTAGGATAATCATGATGTTAAGTGGCATCCACTTCATCTTCCGTAAGATGAATGTGTTGATTTTGTTGACACATTTTCTACAAACCTTTTTTCAATTCGTGGTCGTTATCGATGCCTGACGCGGCTCTTGTAAGGCAATTTGTTCGCTCGGTGTTCTGGTGAATAATGAGCGTCCGAACGGCCGAAACAGAGCCAATTTTCCCACATTCGCAACCGAGAAACTGTGACGAAAACTGTGACGAAACTGTGAGCCGACACAGTTTCCCTCACAGTTTCGCCCCGTTCGCGTCCCGTTCAGGGTGGAGAAATGCCCCACGAAACCGACAAAACCGGGCGCATTTTTCCATACCGCTCACCACCGATGATCCAGCGGCCCATCCCCCTCGATGGCACACCCGGCCGCCTGCATCTCGCTCGCCAGAACGAACACGGGGCGCATGTTGCCCCCCTTCAACACCTCGCCATCAGCCCCGCGCGGCACCTTGCCCAGCCGCTTCGAAATCCAGCCGATCCTGCGGAAATCGCTCGGGTAGATATTGCCGATATGCACCTCGCCGCGCTTGGCTTCCGGGTGGTCGATCATGCGGGCTGTTTACACCAGATTGGTTAGGGTCTAGCGAGGCGACAGGGAGATTTTACCAGATGCAGATTACGATCTCGCCCACCCCTGAGTTTTTTATGGCTGGCGACGTGATGGTTCGCATGTGGACCGGCACGGACCAGAACGGCAACCATCTCGTCGCCCTGGTCACCGCCGTCGGCTTCTCGGGCCAAGCCGAAGACATCGCCGAGGGGCTGGTGTCGATCCCGCCGCCGGACGAAGCCGAGGCGCGCCGCTGGGCCGAGGAAGTGATGTCCGGCCGTCCGTTCAAGGAGGACAAAGATGCACTCGACTGAGAAGCTGGCCGCCGCGTTGCGCGACGCCGGGCTCAACGCCATGGCGCTTAAAGCGAAGAATGGCTGGTACCACGATTTCCTGTCGCCACTCGACATGCCCTCCGTGCAGCTTGCCCACGATCTGAAGACCTATGCCGAGGCGCAGTCCTGGCCGCGCCGCAATGAGGCGCAAGCCGTCCTCGAACGCCACATGAACGGCGATTTCGACGCCACCAAGGAAGAAAGCGAAGCCTGGGCGAGAACCACAGAAGGCCAGCAAGCGATGCGGGCTTTGATTGGGCCTCACGCCGCTGGTGCGTCGGAAAGCACCGCTCAATCCAGGCCCGCGATGGAGATCGGCCGGCTTGCGCTGCGTCAGGACGGCCCGCTCTGGGTGGCCTATTTTGCCGCGCCCGACACGATGGATGGCGCGGTGAAAATCGCCTCGATCCTGCTCACATGCGTGGCCGATCCGAAGCACAAGGCGACGTTCATGGCGCTGATGCGCGACATCGTCAGCGACATCATCGAATCCAACATCGGCCATCGCCCGGACTGGCCGCAGCCCGACGGCCAGCCGCCCAAAGAAAGCGAGTCCAGATCATGAAAGCCTATCTGGTTGACGCCGGCGCACGGCGCATCAGCGCGATCGAGTACGAATACGACACCATGCGCCAGTATTTGCCGGGCGGGCTGTGCATCGGTGCGGTGTTCGACAACGGCGATGTGCTCTACGTTGACGATGAAGGCTGTTTGCGCCCGGCGACGGTTGCCTTCCGCATCCGGCAGCGCAAGGACGGCCAGCCGATGATGTCCAACGCCATCCTGACCGGTCCCGACGACCTCGAGTCGACGCGGCCCCCGGCATTCACCATCGCTCAGTTGCAAGCCGAAATCGAATGGCTCACGGTGCCCGAGGCGCTGGCATGGTTCGAGGCAATGGCGAACCAGCCTTGTGTGACCAGCCGCGTCGCCGACGATCCGGTGATGATCCATGCGGTTTGGGCGGATCTCTTGCGCAATCTGAAAGGCGGTGACGGATATGACCCAAGGGCAGATGAACGGCTGATCAAAGGTGTCATTGGTGGCCGCGATGTCTGACGACAACCGAGACGATCACCTCGTCTGGGCCAAGGCCCGCGCCCTCGAGTACGTCGATGCCGGGAACATTATGCACGCCATGGCGTCACTCACCAGCGATCTGACCAAGCACGACGAAACGCACAAGCTGGTCACACGGGATCTGCTTGTCGAAACCACCCGGATCGCGATGCGCGGCGATGTCGAGGCCGCGCGGGCGTTCATCAACGGTTTGGCCTGAGTGTATTGCATCGCGCCGCCGCGCCCGCACCGCGCGAACTATATGTTCACAGAGAGACACGGGCGCCTGCTGGTGTTCGATCTATGCATGCCCCGCGCCCCCTCGGTCACCAACGACGTGGAACGGGTGATCGCCGATTTCGTAGCCATGGGCTTTGACCTCGCGAAAAAGCGGCTGTTCTATCAGGACAGCATGCGCCAATGGGCCGAGATCGTGACGGACGGCGACAATCAGTTTGTCGGCTTCGAACCGGTCGAGGGGCCGGACGACTGGCGCGACTGAAGCAAGGTTTTCAGCCCGTTGAGCAACCGGTCTTCGGCCGCCTGATGCGCGGCAAGCCGGTCGTTCTGGGCGTTCAGGATCACGAAACCCGCCACCACCAGCAGCAGCCCCAGCCCGAAGATCACCGACGCCCAGTGCATCGGTCAGTCCATCCGAATGTCGTCTTCGTTGCGGATGATCAGCATGCGCCGCAGCCCATCGCGCAGCAGCCGGTTGTCGCCGTTCAGCGACGGGATGCCCTGCCAGTCCCAGGTCAGATCCTTGTCGGGATCGAACTTGCTTTCTTCCAGCACTTCCTTGCGCGTGAGGTAGTAGCGCAGGGATTTCTGGCCATGAAACCCATGCAGCAAGGTTCCCGGCACCACGCCGATATCCTGGCGGATATGCTCATGGCAGCGCGCGGCGAACTCGCGCAGCCGCCGCGTTGCCCCAGGTGACGTGTAGGCTTCGGATTTCGCCAGCTTGCCGGCAAACGCCAGCGCCGCATGGAAATCGGCCGATCCGGTCACCATCCAGTCCGGCAGCCCGCCGATGCCGTCCCAGGCTTCGCGGCGGATTACCCAGGCATAGCCGTAATGCTGGCGGGCATCTTTCTTGTTGGGGTTCTTCAGCATCGCGCGCGACGGTTGCTGGCCGTAATCCTCGGCCGACACCGACACATCGCCCGCCATCCAGGCCGCCGAAAAGCTGCGGTCGGCATCGTTGCCCCACTCGTTGCGCATCACCTCGCCGTTCGGCCCGAGATCTACCGAATGCGACCATGGCTGACCGACGCGGTGGTGTTGCAGCATGTGCACCGCTTCCTTGGCCCAGTCCGGCCGGACGAATTTGCAGTCGCCATCGATCCAGGCGAGGTATTTCCAGTCATGCGGCAGGGTGCGGACGCCGCATTTGATCAGCGCCTCCTTGATCCACAGTTCCTGGTTGGCGCCGCCGCGCACCTGCACGAGATTGACATCGCGCATGTCGGGCGAAGCACGGTCGAACTGAAACGGCCGCTCGCCGAAGGCGTGCTCCACCAGCGTGAGGCGAACCCCGCTGTTGAGCATGAAATGGACGGTTTCGATAATCAGCCGGATGCGTGAGGCGAAGCGGCGGGGGTTGGAGTAGACCAGCACGACATGCAGCAGGTCCGCACGCATAGAAGGGTCCTAATGTGGGGGGAAGTCACGCAGGCGGCGGGGCGATCGAAGCGCCCGCAGAATACTTCGGTTGGGTGGCGTTCGTCGCGTGCAAAGCGTCGGCCGGCAGCATATTTGCCAGCCGATAGCAGGCGCCGTCCGCGATCATGTCTCTTTGGTTTCGGGTGTGTGACCGTTTTCCGCAACCGGCCAAACCGGATGCACCTTTGAGGCCAGGATCGACAGCACCAGATCGCGGCAGGCTTCCGCCCTGGCATCCCAGCCGCGTTCGAAATACCGCGCGGCAAGCCTTGTGGCGTAGAACTCTTCGCGCCGCGAACACAGCAGCCGCGACAGCGCCGGTTGATCCTGCGCCCGCGCCGCCGCGATGGTCAGCGGTCCGATGGCGCGGTCCTGTGCGACGCCGATCAACGCTTGCAGGAAGAGTGCGGCGTGCCCTGGCCCGCAGTTCACCGCCGCATCGAACACCTGGATGCCGATAGGCCCTAGCGCATCGCAGTTGCAGGCGTTCCAGAACATCGTGCGGTAGAGCGGCAGCAGGTCGGGCCTCAACACCCGCTTGAAACCGGCCATCGAAACCGGATCGCCATGCAGTTCCCGCCAACTCGCCCAGGTGTCGTATGTCACCCCCCAGCTTGTCGCCCCGCCGGGATCGGATGTGGTGATGTGATACGGCTGTCCGTCATTCTCCGGCAGCCAGATGAAATCCATTGCCTCGCTGAAAAGGTCCGCTGTTTGGGCTGCGGTCATTATGAGGACGTTCCTGTGAAGATGATCCAGTTATCCACTTCGGTCGGCGGCATGTTCTGCGAACTGCCGGTCAACGTCGAGGTGACGGTGGTAACCGCTGTTGCGGTAATCCCGGTCGTCGCCGTGCCTGTCGTGGTGGCCAACTGGATGGTGCCGGCGCCGAAGTTGTTGACGGCTGATCCCGAACCGCTGACTTGGTTCCAGACATTCGGCAAGCTGTGCTGATGGCCGGCATCGCCGATGCTGACGGTGGTTGACGCGGTCAGCGTATCGGTCTGCGCAAGCTGGTTACCGCCCGCCTGGCCCACCGTGGTGGCCAGGATGCCCGATACCGCCTGGGTCACCCGGTTGGCGGCGGATCCGCCCATGTTGTCGGCGCCGATGCTCATGCGGCCGCGCTTGTCGGGCACGTTGAAGGTGGTCGATCCGTCGCCGGTACCGTAGGCGGTGCCCAGCACGGCGAACAGCAGCGCATAGGTGGTGCGCGACACCGCCTGCCCGTAGCAAAGCAGCCAGCCGGTCGGTGCGGTGGCACCGCCATAGGCGATCATCGTGCCGATCGGGTTGCCGCCCAGGGTGGCTTGATACTCGGTCAGCGCCGCCAGGATGGCCGATTGCGGCGAAACCAGATTGTCGATGGTCCAGAACGGATTGGTCGGCGGGTCGGTATCGTTGGCCGGCGCCAGCACCAGCTTGTAAGCCAGCGTCGGGTCGAGCCACAGCCCGCATGACGTGCCGGTGGCCGACGGTGCCACCTCGCCCCGGACATTCAGCACGATCGGGTCCGGCAGCGCGGTCGCACCGGATGCGTCGGTAAAGGCCGCCTGCTTGGTGGTGGTGCCGGCGGCGTAGACGAAGAGTTGGCCGCCCACCAGCAGCACGCCGTTGTTGTCGGTGTATTGCTGGACCGGCTGCGGGGCGAGGATCATCGTGTTGGTCACGGCGCGGCACCTCCAAGGAGCGACAGACACTCCGATGAGCATGGACGATGCCCGGCAAGCCCCGCGCCGGTGCGGCAAGACGTTCTAGCCGATTATCCGCCGCGTCGCCATGCAGGCTTACTTGCCGTCGATTTGCGCCCACAGGATCACCACCGGGAACTGGTCGGCGGCGGTCAGTTCGAATATCCGGTCGGACTGGCTGTAGCGCCGGGTCGAACCAAGGCGGTTGAACTTCACCACCTGCGCGGTCTTGCCGTTGGGGCCGACGGGCTGGATGCGCTGGTCACTCCATGTTGAACCGCCGTCGTCGGACCAACGCAGCATCACATGCGGCTGGGTGCCTTCTGGCACGTCGATGCCGGTCTGCATGGCGATTTGCAGGGCGGCGAATCGGTCAGCCTCGGACGTTGCGTTGGCCAACGCCCGCCAGCGCCGCAGCCAGCGCCGCGCCGTGCCGTTGTCGGTCAAGGTCTTGACGTTGAAGGCGTACAGGTTGCCCGAGGCGTAATCGCCCAGCACGCCCTCGCCACCCGAACCGGGATTGGCAGTCACCACGGTCTGTGCGGAGGCGTTGGGCGCTGATCCGCCCGCCGTCAGTGTCCCGCCGGTGATGCCGAACGGACCGCCGCGCCCGGCATTGGTCCCGAAAGAGGATGGCGTGCCGTTCGAGGTCAGAAACACCGGCGGCTGTGTGCCGAACGGGCTTGAACCATCGCTGCCGAGTTGCTGCGCGCCGCCGTCATAGGCGATGAACTTGCGCCGGTTGGCCATAACCGTCAGGTCGACGAACGCTGCGGTGTTGGAAAACCAGAGATCCGCCACGACCGCTTCGCCGGTGCTGCCGCCCGAGACGGAAATCAGCGGTTGCGTCGGCGATCCGGTGTCGGAACGGCTGAAATAGACTGTGCCATTGGCCGCGATGAACACGCCGACATCGAAGAAGGTAAAGGCTGTCCAGGTTGCCGGGTTGCCGATGATGGTGCTGGCGCCGGATGATCCGCCGGTGAAGGTGTAGAACCAGTATTTCGTGCCGTCCGGGGACAGCAGGATCAGCCCGCCGGTGACCAGAAACCCCCAGCCCAGCGGCCCGACATAGGGCAGGGTGACGAAGGCGGCGGCGAACAGCGCGTTGTGGCCCGAATTGCTGAGGGTGATCTTGTTGTAGCTGGCCGCTGCGGCGTTGGTGCTGCTGACCGTGACGATCGAGGGCACGCCGTCGCCGGCGAGCCCGTCCTGCATGAAGTAATTGAAGCCGCCGCCGGTGTCGGGATAGCAGGCCGGGGTCCGCTGGGTCTGGCTGGTGTCGGCGCCAGGCCAGACGGTTGCAATCGAGGTGGTGCCATCGGCATGCCCCAGCACCGCGTTGCCCGCCCCGGTGGCGCCGAATTCCAGCGCCTGAAGCATGTAGGACACGCCCTGCCATTTGATCGGATAGCTGCACTGGCCCACACCGCTCCATGACGGGATCGATGTCGCGGTCATGCTCTGTGCGGCATAGGTGCCTGCGGTGTAGCTGCCGATGAAGCTGTAGCCGGTATTGCCCGCCAGGAAATTGGTGGCCGAGGTCAGCGTGGTGACGCCGTTCCACTGCGCCCAGTTGCCGCCCGACCACGCGGCATTGATGTTCGAGGTGGTCACCGCCGCGCCGATATCGATCGTGGTATAGCCGGTCGGGGTCAGCAGCCACGTTTGCAGCCCGTCCACGGCGGTGCCGGTATTGCTGAAATACACACCCGAGGTGGCAATCGGCTCATCGGCGATCCAGGCAAGGCCAGGAATCACGCCCGACTGCACCGGCAGGGTGTAGGGTAGCAGGTTCAGCGTCAGGTTGACCGTGCCCTGGTATTGCGCCGTGACGGCGCCATAGGTCGGCATCGCCTAAGCCTGCATGTCCAGCGCGTAGCCGTATTTGTGCAGCTCGCGGATCTTCTCGATCACCTTGTCGCCGATGTCGGTGCGGTACATCCGGTTGGGGAAATGGATCTGATCCACGGTGCCATAGACCTTCTGTTGCGCCCGGCCGATGGTCTTGCCCAGCGCGGTCGCCACCAGCACGTATTCGCCGGCGGTCTGATAGGTCGGGCGGTCGACCACCTTGCCGTCCTCCATCACCGGGCCTTTGCCCATCATCACCTCGACCAGATGGATATTGGCCAGCGCCTCGCCCGCACCTCGGATCGGCACGCCCTCGACCTCGGCGGCGGCGGCCTTGTCGTAAGGGTAGCAGGGTTGTGCCATGACCACGCCGATGGCGACGTCGTTGGACACGCGCAAGCTATCCTTGCCGATGAGCAAATCGGCCATCCACTGTGCCGGGTCGCCCCGGTGCGAGGCCGCCTGTATCCACCATGCCGGATAGCCGCACCTGGCAGTGACTTCGAGGAAATGCGCCTCGCCTTTCTGGTCGATGATCGCGCCGATGGCGAAATCCCCCCGGTGGCCCAGGGTGCGCAGGATCGGTTCCAGCGGCAGCAGCATCTGTTCGGCCAGCTTGTCCTTGTCGGTGTACTGGCAGACCGAACCCTGCTCGCCCGTGGCCGGGCCGAGTTCTTCGTTCATCAGGTTCTTGTGCTCAAAGCAGATTTGCCAGCGGCCGGGCAGAAACCCTTCCGGCCCCATCCAGCCCGAGACGCCGATTTCGCCGATGCGTTCGATTTTTTCCTGTAACATCGCCTTGCCCTTCAGCACCTTGCCGAGTGCGATCTGGCGGCGCAGCCAGCCCACCATGTCGGCGGGGTCTTTGCCCACATAGGTCAGCGATTTGTCTTCCTCGTCGCCCATCGGCTTGAACACCCAGGCGCGGTCGGACTTGCGGGCAAAGGCTTCGGCGTCGGCGAGGCTGTCGAAGGTCTGGAACGCCGGCACCTCGACGCCGATCGAGGCCATCGCCTCCATCCCGGCGGAGCGGACGATTTCGAGGCGGGCGGAGGCGACGGTCGGGGCGAAGATCCGATAGCCGAAATCGGCGCGGTAGCGGTCCATCTCCCACAGATAGCGGTTGTTGGCCGTCACGAAGATCAGCCCGTCCTTGGCCCATGCCATATGCTGCTTGTAATCGTCCACCAGGGCGATACCCGGAAAGCCCTCGGCGTATTTCGTGGGTTTTTTCGAGTAGCGGAACATGCGGACGTCATGGCCAGCGGCCACGCATCGCATGGCGAAGTCCAGGCCGACGTGATCGGTGTCGATTACGAGTACCCGGATAGCAACCTCCTGCGACCATCACCAAATTGGCATTGCCCGTCGCCGGGGTGCCGCGTAAGGTCAGTTTATGACGGCGCGCGATCAAGAAGAACAGGATTGGAAAATCACGCTCATGCAGACCGACATCGCCAACAAACAGGCCGACACGGGGCTGAAATCTGAACAGTTGCGGTGGGAGCCATGGAAAGCCCTGTCGGCCGCGTTCGGCGCCGGGGTCGCGGTTGCCTCCGCGCTGATCGCCGCGATTACGTGGGTTGTTCATGGTGTGATGACCGGGCGGTTCTGGTGATATCGCCAACTTCGAAGCGATGGATACGCCCGACTGAAAGGCCGCTAATGACCGAGCAAGAGGCACATGACGCCAGGATCGAGGCGTTGAAAGCGCGCTATAAGGAGTTTTGTCGCCAAACTCGTTGGACGGATTGGAGCAACAACTTGATCATCGCCTTCTGGGTCTTCTTGACTGTCTTATTGATCGTGCTGTCCTTTAATCTTGCGCCTGTCGGGGAAAACAGTTGCCAGCCGGTGTTTCCGGCCGGCACGGTGATCACCATCCCGCCCGCCCGATGACCGAAAAGCTAACCATTTTCGAAACCGTTGGCGAAGCCTGCCGCTGGCTGGGCCTGACACCACGCGAGCGAACCTTGTTGCGTGACTGTGTTTGGGCGCGCCAGCTAGTTGCGAACGGGAATTTCCTGGTCCAGCCATCGCGGATGCCTGCCGCCCGGCGGATGATCGAACGCGGCTATCTACGCCAGTCAGAAAACCAGCCGGTGTTGTTCGATCCCGAGGATTTCGGGCTGGTCGTGGTCATGGATCAACCGCACCTCGACAAGCTGATCACCGACGCCAACGCAACGCTCACTCCACCCGACCGTAATCCGTCTTCCCCAGAAAGTTCGCCATGAGGTGTTCGATCAGCATGGCGCGGCGGTGCTGCTCACGATACGGCGCCTCGGGATGGTCGCCGGGTTCGCCGTCGCCGCTGAAAGTGAAATCAAACGTATCGACTTCGCCTTGAGTGACGCCTGCTTTGTGGCAAAGTTTAACCTCCACCAGTTCATGCAGGGCGACCAGAAACGCCTCGTCATGGTCGAGTGGATCACCGCCGACAACCTGGATGATGAGGTTGCCTTCGTGGTCGAAAAACCAGTCTCCCGTCGTGTCGTAACGCATCTGGCTTTGAGGAAGACACTCAATGATTATTTTCGGAAATGCCACTTGATCCTACCACCAAACTGGTTCTGCAAAGCGTTTGCCTTGGGCTTTGGTTCGGCTTTAGCGAGTATCGCAAAGAGCGCAAGCGAAGGCGCATAGAAGCCGGCATCCCACCCCTTGCACAGCGATTGGGATGGCTGGCCGCCCGATTATGCTGGTCACTGGCGGTTATCGCCCGGTCGAATCGTCATCGTCGGGATTGACCCGCCGGTGGAATAGGCGCCAGCCCCGGCGGCGCCGCCCTGGCCGATAGCGCGCAGTGCGTTCGATACGCCCTGCCGCTTCCAGCCGGGTTGTTCCAACAGCCTGTTCATGATCATGTTTTCGATGCCGGTTGCCCTTTTGCTATAGGGCAGCGACGCGCCCAAGCCGGCAGCGGTACCCCAAAGGATGCGCGCAATCACAGCCGACGGGTCGTTGGCGAACGCATTTGCCGAAGCCGCGCCGAGCCCGCCCAGCATAGCGGCGCGGCCGGCGGTTCCGCTGTCTCCCACCTTGCTGGGCAGCACTTCGCGTCCCGCCCTGGCAAGGTCCTGCATCTCTTCCTCGCCCCTGCGATACGATGCCTTATCCTTCGATCGGGTAAGAGAAAGGATCGCGTCATCCAACTGTGCCGGGCTGAACGCGCCATCAGGCTGCGCGTTCGTGCCTTTGGTCGCACGCTGGACGATCTTGAACTTGTGCCATCCGTCGTCGATCCGGTCCTTGGCTTCCTGCATGGTCTTATTATGCGTCGCCATCATGTCGTCCAACGCCTTGTCAGCATCACGCAGATACCGCGCCTGCTGCTGCTGGTAGACGTTGCCGAGCCTCAGCGGCTTGATGATTTCGTCCAGCCGCGTGCCGATGTTCTGCGCCTGTTCACCGGTAATGCGCCCGTTTCCGTCGAATTTGTCGAGGATCTCGGTCTGGATCGTGTGGCGCAATTCCGCCACTTGGTCGGGTGGCAGCTTTTTGCTGATCGCATCGTTGACCACCCCGTTAAGGTTCCGCACGAACGTCGGATCACGAATTCCGGTCATGTTCGGGATAACGAGGTTGTAGGCGGCCTTGAATTGCTGCTCGGCCCATTTGATTGCGTCGAAGCCTGCATCCAGTCCGGGTGGCAGTTTGGTGCCGATGGAAGCCAATGCCCGATTGATTGCCGCCCGATTGAACGTTTGCAGGCTGCGCTGGCGCGCGGCGGCAATGGCCGATCCGGCAATCACCGTCGACGTTGCCTTGTCTTCGATGTTCTTCAGCCAGCCGCCCGCCATCTGGCCTGGTGTCAGTTCAACGCCCTCGCGCATCAGCTTGCGCGTCGCGGCGGTCAGTGTGGGCGCTGCCGCGCGCGATGCGAGGTCGCCAAGACCGCCAGCAAGGGTGCTGACGGCGGCCCCCTTGAGAACCTGCCCGCCCTTGTCTCGCCAGTAATCTTTGTCGCCAGTGGGTTCCAGCGCGCCGCCGACACCGCCAGCCACGCCGGCTTTCAGTGCGTTGCGCGCCACCCGGCTGCCGATCTTGCCGATGAGCTTGCCGGCAACCAACTCCGTGCCAAGGCCGGGAATGAGCATGCCACCCGCAAAATCGCCTATGCCGGTGGCCCAGGGATGCGCCTTTTCGTCCGCCTCCATGGCTTTGTCGATGGCTTGGTCCTGGCCAGCAGCCCAATCGTACAAGGATTTCCCGGCCTGCCCAACCGCGCCGCGCTGCGGCTCCTGGCCGGTGACAAGCCCGCTGAGGTTTTGCTGCGGCGGCGAAAAATAGTCGCCAACCGCCTGTATTCCCTTGCCTGCCAGTTCCAGCGCACCAAGCCCCTCGCGCGCAACACCCGCGCCAGCACCCTTGGCCGCCGAGACGGCCGCGCTGTCGGGTTCCTCGGGCGGCGCATATTTGGCGTAGGGGTCTTGTTCCCCCGCTCCGCCCTGTTCACCAGCCCCTTGGCCGGGCGGCGTGTATTTCGCATATGGGTCGTCTTCCGCCGCCTCCGCACGCGGGATGATCGCATCGCCGATGCTCTGCATCATCGATCGCGGCTTCTCAGCCTTCGGCGCCTCGACCTTGGGAAAGGCGTTCGGCAGGATCTTGCCTTGCTGGCCAACCAGTTCAGTCGGTTCACCCTTGCCGTTCTTCTGGATCGCCACCGGGATCGCATCCACGCCGGCATGCTTGGCCAGCAACGCCCGATGCCGCCCGTCCTGGTCGGTCACCGTGCCGGTGTTGCCATCCACATCGACATCCAGCGTCGGGATGGCCTCGATCGGCTCGCCCCGGTCCACCGACGACAACAGCGACCGCCCCGCCGGGTTGGAAAACGGCCGTCCCCCCAGCACCGGCGAAAGGTCGAGGTAATCGTCCGGCGACATCATCACCACGTCGGTGTTCGGCCGCTTGGCATACTCCGCCATCGCATAGGGCGAAAACCGGAAGTCCGGCGTCTCCGTCTTCGGCGGACGCTCGGCCCACAGCACCGATTTCGGCCGCTCGAACACCCGCTTGAAACTGTCCTCGGCATCCGCTCGGTTGGTGGTGTTTTGCAGCTTTTCCCGCAATTTCGGGTAATCGCGCTTCAACTCGTTGTCGGCGAACTCGAACTGGGTGTCAGGGTCGGTCGGCTTCGTGCCGCGCTCCTTGGCGAACGCCTCCAACGCCTTCCGCCGCTCGCCCTCATGCTGGAACAGCCCGATCGCCGCCCCACCCGGTCCGATCGCGGTGGGGTCGCCGCTGGATTCGCGGGTCATGTTGTCGGCCATCCCGCGCGCCCCGGCGTCGGAATAGCCCCGGTCCTTCCATTTCTGGACCATATCGCCGTACGACAGCTTGCCGCCGTCCCAGCCTTTGGCTTTCGGGTCGGTTCCGCCCTGGCCTTCCTGCCTGGACCGAGGCCGGATGGTCATGGTCGGAATGTCGGTGTCGCTGTCGGCCATGCTCATTGCCTCAAAGCGTTGCGGGACGGCGATTTCGGTATGCTGCGGCTTATCGCAGCCAGGGCGTTCGGCGCCTCCGCAAGCCCGCCAGGCTTCGACGCCCTGCCAGCCATCCACGCCAGCGCGTTGCGGATCATATCGCTGCCGGCTACCTCTTGCGCTGCCGCATCTGCGCGGCTTGGTTGATCGGCCGGCGTTGCGACATCGGCTTGTCCTTGTCCTCCAGATAGCCCCTTACCTCGGCCACCATCCGCTTTACGTCCGGGTCCGGATCCGCCTCGTACTGGTCGAGGAAGGCTTGCAACTCGCTCTTCGGGGCGAACTCGTCGGGTGGATCGATCAATCTGCCGCTTATCATAGCCCAGGTCTTTCAATGTCTGCTCGACAGCCAGCTTGATAGCGGGCGGCAGTTCACGGGTGGACACATAGTTGGTGATCCCTTCCGCATCCAGCAGCCGGTTGGTGACTTCGGCGCGGAACTGGCCCGCTACTTCTTCGCTCACGTCGCCGGCGGTAACCCGCTTGCGCAGCAATTGCCGAGCGGTTGCATCCGCCCGGTCGTATGCCTCGCCCAATGTCTTGGCGTTCGCTGCCACCTCATCAGCGGTCCGCACGAACCCGGCGTTGGCACCCAGCGAGGCGATCGAGGTCGATCCGTCATGCCCATGCACGACCATATGGCTGACGCCCGGATTTGCCATGTAGACGATATCCGGCCGTGACTGCCCGGTGTTGTTGGGGTGGTTGTGGTGCAGCGTGACGCTGTTGTTCGTCCTGGCGATGTTGGCGTGCGGAAAATCGACTTCGCGGCGCTGATTGTTGGTCCCGGCATGCACAATCCGCCCGGTCGCATTGTCCACCACCGCGATGTGCTCGTGGTGGGTTTCGATGCCCTTCTGCCGGGTCCAGTCGCCAGCCTCGCCATGGCCTTGCTCCGGCGCCTCGAACAGCAGGTCGGTGAAGTTCATCCCGCCGTCGGGCCATGGCGAAACCCGTTTGCTTGCCGCTTGGCGCTTCGTCAGCGCCGCAACATCGGCCGCCGCAACCTTGTCACGCGCCGTTCTCAGGCGGGCGAGTTCGTCCGGCGTGAAGTGCTTGCCGGTGTAGCTGTCGATATCCACGCTGGCGCGGCCGATGCCTTCCTTGGCCGGCACGTAGATACGCTTGCCATTGAGCGAATGGCCCCGGATCAGAGCGAGGCCCTTATTCTCCCAGGCGACGGTCCCGCCGATGTCTCCGGCCAGCGGCGTCGCCCATGTCTGTTTCGTATCCGCACCACCCGGCTTGCGCTCGAACAGCGCCATCCCCTCAGTCTGCACCGCGTCGCGCAACGCCGGCGTGATGTCGAAGGAATGGACGGTAGCAAAGGCTTTGCTACGGTCTCCCACCGATGACGATTGCCCACGGTTGAGTGCCTCGTAAGCATCAGCCTCCGGTCCACCTCGGACCTCGCTCCGCCCGACCTTGGCACCGTATTTCCCGACGATCTTCTGCACCGTCCTGGGCAGAATGTCGTCGTAGAAGCCGGTCATGCCCTCGCCGCCGACTTTCAGATCAAGGCCGCGAAGCGTTCGCCTGATACTGCTGGCCTGCGTGATTTTGTCGCCCTCGGGATTTCGCGCCAGCAGTTTGTCCGCCGCCGCCTTGCCGATTATGTCGGGCAACTCAGCCGTTTTGGCGTAGCGGTTAATCACCGCAAAGCCGTCCTGATCGAACGCCTTGAAATTTCCGCCCTCGGGGTTGTTGGGGCTTTGGTCATATTCGACGCGGCTGATATGCTTGGACAGGTTATACCGGTCCGCGTGCAGCTCCCCCGGCGACCACGCCACACGGTCAAAGCCGTTATCCACGGCGAATTTGATCATCCGCTTCATCACCAGCGCCGGCCACGTGGTCTTGAACGGCGCGTTGGGGACGCGATCGCCCTGATACGGCCTTTGTGCCCGGTCAGCCTCCAATTCGTTCAGGCGGTCAATCGTGTCAGCAACCGCTGCGTCCTGGGTCTGGAAGGCGCTCGACGTCATGTGCCGGCCATCGGGGTCCGTCACGAGAAAGCCGGTCGGGAACTTGATGACGCTATAGCCCGCCGGTAGCGATGTGATTTTTTCCGGGACGGGTGGCGGCTCAATATACCCTTCCCTCCGCCCTTTCTGGTGCCAGTCGCTTTGCACCTCATGGACCATCAGCACCCGCGCGCCGTCCGGGGCGGTGAACTCGTCAATACGGGCATGAGCAACGACATTCGGTTCGTGCCAGTGTCCTGAAAGGTAGTCGCCGCCCTGCTGACGGTCTTTCGCGCGATGCACAGGAACACCGTAGTGCTCCGCGCTTTCTCTGCTGTCCCACAATGTTGGCGCGCCTGGGTTCGGCGTCGTGGGGCCTTGCGTGATAAACGAACCGTTGCCGCGCTGAATGGCAAATCCCGTGCCTGAAGGGTGAGGTACTACATTGTAGACTTGCCGTTCGGCACTCGGCGGCAGTGTGAACACCACCTCGCGGTAATTCGGCGTGGCCTGGAACGGCTTCAGCCAAGAGGCGTATTTCGGCGGTTCTTTTGTCGATTGCTCTAAGGCATCCCAAAACCTGTCAAGCAGATCATCCGATCCGCCCTTGTCAGCAATGTCCCTTGACGAGATTTCGCCAAGCTCTTTCTTGATCCCAAGCGCACGAAGTTCCGGCTCCAGCGCCAGCAAGGCGGCACGGGCTTCGGCGCCACCCTTGTGCACCTCCCGCACATCCAGCCGGTTGGCCGCCACGAAATCCTGGATCTGCTGCTTGGTCACCGACGGCTGGCCTTTCAGCCAGTCATCCAGACCCATCCATTCAATCTCTTCCGGCTTCACGCCCGGCGCCTTGGTGATCTGCGCCAGCATCTGCTGACCGGTCCCCTTGGCCTGCTTCAGCCCGTCCGCCGCCCGCTGCACCGCCGAGTAGAGCGGCACCGATATGCCACCGCTGTCCTCGGCCAGCCCGCCGCGCGGCAGCCCGCGCACCGGCCGGTCCGCATCATCGGCGCCGCGATCCATGTTGAAATCGAGGCCGCGCGTCGGCGAGAACGCGCTCGCCGGCACCGGCTTGGCCGTAGCATCAAGCGCCGCCCTGTTCGCCTCGCGCGAAAGGTAATCGTCGCGTGCTTGACCTAGCCGCTCCCACTCTTGGGGCTTGAAGCCCCTCGGCGTCATCATGCCGATGTGGTTGCGGCCCGGTTCCGCAGGCATGCCCTTTTTGAACCCCACAAACGTGGTCTCGTCCGGTCCCCACAGGTTTGTGGTGCCCTTGATCAGCGCGAGGTCTCGGTTGTGCCAGACCAGTTCGCCGTGCCAGACATACGGGTCGCCCTCGGACACCCCTCTGGTCGCTTCCAGATGCGGCTTGACCCAGTCCGGCGCTTCCCGCGACACCACTTGCGGCGGCTCGTGAACCGTGAAAATCCGCAGCCCGTTGGCGTCCATCGCCGCGAGGTAGGGCACCTCGCCCTCGTCGGTGACCAGGAAATAGTCGTCGGCCACCCGATGCCCACGCACCGTGCGGGGCTCCCCGTCCACGTAAATGTCGGTATCCATCGGCGCGCCGTTGCGCAGCCATGACGGCGGCGGGTTTGGATTGGTCTGTAAATCGTCTTCCAGCGCGGCAAGCTGCTGGCGCACTTTGGTCAGCTTTTCCTGCTGCGGGAAATCCTGTTTGCCAGCCGCTTCCAGCGCGGGGATCGACGCAATCTTCTCGGCGGCCTCAGTCGCCCAGGATTGTTGTTTTTGGCGCCGTTGGTTCAGTTCATTGGCGATGCGCAGCACCGTCAATCCGGTCACCCAGTCTACAAACTGCCCGCTCGGGGGGTCGTAGATCTCGATGCGCGGCGCCTCGTTCAAGTTGAACGGGCTGCTCCAGTTACCGACGATATCAAAACCGCCGACTGTCGCGAGTTTCCGCTTCTCGCCCCTGGCGACCTGGGCGATCGCCTTGTCAAGCGCATCCTGAAGATCGCTGCCGGTATCAAACCAGCGCCCGGTGGACCTGGCGCTTTCAATCGCCGCCTGCGCCCGGTCTTTGGCGCCAATCAGCCGGTCAAGGCGCCGTTCAACGTGACCGAACGGCTTGCCTTCGTCCTTTAAATCTTGAAGCCCCTTCCGCGCCTTGGAGATTTGATCGTCCAAACCGGCGATCTTGGTGTCCAGGTCAGCGATTTTGGCCGCCGCCTGGGCCTCGTCGCCGTCAATCTCATACCACTTGCGGTCGTCTCCATCGGCCTCGGCCGCCTTCGCCGCACGGTCAACCGATGCTTCCCAGCGATCGGCGTAACGGCCTTGCTCGGCCGCCTGCTGCTGCAAACGCTCGCCGCTCACCCGCCGATCGCGGGCAAGCTGGATCGCCTCGGCCTGACCTCGCGTGTGCAACCGCTCGCGGCGCTGCAAACGGTCCACATCGGCCTTGTATTTCGCCCGGATCATAATTCTCGGGTCGCCGGCAGCGGCCGACAAGGTTTTCGAGAAGTCCTCCTCCTCCGCCATATCCGCCGCATCGCCCTCGATATTGCCGATGCGCTTGCCGCTGGTGTCGTTGAACGCGGCGATGAACGCCTTGATGAACTTGTCTTTGACCTGAAGAACCTGCCAGCGGCGGCCGTCGATGCCTTCGGTCACGTAGCGGTATTCGTATGCCATGTTCCAGGTGTTGCCCTGGCGGTTCATGCGGCCGTTGCGCTGTTCCAGATCACCCGGACGCCATGGCGCGTCAAAGTGGTGAATGGCGCGCAACCGCTGCTGCATGTTGACGCCAACGCCCAGCGTGCCGCTCTGGCCGATGGCAATCCGGTACTTGCCGGAGTTCATGCCGTCGGCGATCTCTTTCTTCTTCTCCGCTTTCATCCCGCCGGCGACGACGGCGATTTGGTCACGCGGGATGCCGCCCTCGACCAGCTTCTTGATCAGTTCATCGACCACAACGAAGCGGCTGGCCCGCCCCTCGGACGATTTCACCGGATTGAACCCGCGATCGAGGAAGATCGCCTGCGCCGCGTCCGGCTCGCCGTAGTGACGCAGCACGTTGCGCACGATGCGGTTGATCTTGCTGTCTTCGGTGTCCGGCGCGTCCGGGTTGTACAGCCTGGGATCGATGCCGGTGTTGGCGGAGTTGGTCTCGATGCGGATCGGCACCCGCTCGTCACCCTGCTGCATCCACTCCTTTTTCTGCTTCCCGTCAGCGGCCTTAAACTCGCGGGCCAGTTCACGCAGTTCGTCGAGGATCTCCACCTGGGCGGGCGACATCTCGCCCACGTCGGTGACCACCTTGATGTAGGGGCGCCCCTCCGGCTTCAGGGTCCGGCCGTTCATCAGGAAATTAAGCTCTTCCGGCGTCAGATCCGGCGATGTCAGGGTCTTGCCCGACGGTGTCGGCCGTGGCTTGAATTCGGGCATGTCCTTGGCCTGGACGACATCAACGAACTCCGACATCTGGCGCACCAGTTCATCGACGTTGTTGAATGCCGCGAGCCGTTTCACGGGCTCAATCTCGCCGGTGCTGGTCAGTTCGATGTCGTTGGTCGCGTCGGCGAAGGTGTTGAACCAGGCATCCCACTCCTTGATGCCGGCTTCCTCCATCCGGTCATCCATGAAGTAGCGAGCCATGTTGAAGATTTCGTTCAACGTGTTGGTCACAGGCGTCCCGGTGAACAGGAACACGCCCTTCCCGGCGTTGTTGGCCTTGACGTATTTGGTCAGGAAATCAAGCGCGATGGAGCGGTCGCTGGCCTTCTTGTTCAGCCCGCGCATCTTCATCGCCGTGGCGAACGGCGGCTTTTTGAACTCGTGCGCTTCGTCCACCAAAATGGCGTCGATGCCCAGTTGCTCAAACGGCACGGCGTCCTCTTGCGAGGCGCGGTTGGCCTGTTTCTCGATGTTGTTCAGAAGCGTCTGTATCTGCCGGACAACATCCTTCGCGGTCGGGCTGCGCAGGCGCCCCATCGCCTTCTTGTCCGTTTTGGACGCTTCGATCAGGCTGTAAATCTCTTCCGGCGTCAGCGTAATGTCATCCTCGGCCGCCGCCTCGATCGCGGCGTTTTCCAGTTCCGCGATTTGTTCCGCCGCCAATGCCATCAGCGTCGGCTTGGTCAGCGCCATGCGGTCAATCAGGCTGTGCGGCATGATCACCGCATCCCAGTCCTCGTTGGCGATGCGGCGCAGGCTGGTGGCGATCTCGTCCGGCTTTAGCTGGCTGATGTAGAAGAATTTGCCGCCCGGGTACATGTCCTGGAACTCTTGGGCGACGGCGGCGCTGTTGGCGTTGTGCGCGAACACCACGGGCTTGCGGAATTTGCCGTAGCGGCGCCCTTCAACCGCGACGCCAGCCATGGTGTAGCTTTTGCCGGTGCCGACCTCATGGGCAAACAGTCCGCGCCCGAGCACCACGGCGCGCCAGATGGCGTTGATCTGATGCCGGCGCAGCGAAAACGGGTCGTTGCCCCGGCGCAGCGCCATCCCCGACAGATCCATGAACGATCCGTCAAAGTGTGGTTTGGCGATGGCGTTCATCGACTCGTTGAAGGCTTGTTCGAAAGCCAGCTTGCGTTCCGGGTCTGACCACGCCCAGTCGGTGAACTTGTCTTTGAGATCCTGGACTTTGGCGTTGACTTCCTCGGTCGCCTTCTCGTCAAGGTGATCGTTGCCGTCGGCGTCTTTATAGGTGAGTCTGATGGACCGGTTGCCCATCGCCGCCATCATCAACTGGTTGAACGGGTAATCTTCGTGCCCGTGGACAGTCCTGGCCTCAGCCTTGCGGTTTATGGAACGGTCATTGAACCGCACCTTCCAGCGGCTCCCGGCGAACCGGACATCCACGGCCGCGCGCTGATCGGGGGTCAGAGCCAACAGGTCGCCGATAAAGGCCCGGTATGCGTCGTCACCCACCCAGGTCGCACCCAGCTTCGCCTCGATGTTGTAATAGGGCGTGTCGGGCGGCAAAACCTTGGTCAGCGCGTCGATCGACGGCTGCATTTTGGCGTCGCCAGCGGCCAGCGCGTCCTTGGCCTCACGCAGCTTGCGCCGGACGTTGCCTGACAGATAATCGTCGGTCGCCTGAAAACCGCCGCCCGGCGTTCGCAGGATGGCGCCCTGGTCGAGCAACACATCCTCAACCGCGTTGCGCGGCTTGCCGGTCAGTTCGGCCACGCGGTCGAGGTCGAAATTTGCCTGCTCGTTGCGCGCCAGGACAAATGCGTCGGCGATCGAGGGGTTTTCCAGGTTCCGCCTCGAACGCACCGTCGGCTCGGTCAGAATGGGCGAAGGCGTCCCGTCCGGCCGTTCCAGCGATTCAACCGCCGAACGCGCCGGGTCCTTCATGCGGTCGAGCACACGCAAGCCGTCAGATTTACCGATCGGACCGTGCGCGGCGCGGAACTGGTCGTACTGCGCCTTCAGCGACTTGCGCAGCGTGTCGGCTTCCGGCTTGCCGTCACGTTCGGCGTCGATCAGCGCGCCATACGTCTTGCGCATCCCGATCATGCGGCGAACCTGATCTTCGCGCGCCTTCACCACCTTGGCCGAACCCGTGGTCATCCCGCTTTTCAGGTCGTCAAGCCGAGCCAGCCGCTCGCCCTGAACCTGATAAAGATGGCCGTCGTCAGCGATGACGATGTTGCCCTGCCGGTCCTTCGTGTTGTTGATCAGAAAGCGCGGCTCGCGTCCGCGCATCACGGGCTGGTAGGCGTCCGTTGGCAGCGTCGCCGGCAGCGCTTGCAGCCGTTCCTCCAGGTCGTCGGGGCGATGCACGATCATTCCCGGCCGCCCCGAAGTGGTGCCGTGGCCCCAATCGAGGGTGCCAAGCACGTTCTGCGGGTGATCCTGGAAGTACTGGTTCACCCTTATGTCGCCATGCTCGGTGCTCATCTCGGTGGCATCGATCCACGGCTCATCGACGGCATTGGCCAGCGGTTCCGCCCGCTTCTGCAAGATGATGATGTCGGCGACAACGTTGGTGCCGGCGTAATCCTTGAACGCACCGGACGGCAGGCGGAACGCAGCAATCAGCTTGCCTTTCTTCGCCATTTCCAGCCTAGCGGCGCGGCCAACGCTGTCCATTGTGCCGTTGCTGGTGATGCCGACCACGAGCCCGCCCGGCCGGACCTGATCAAGCGCCTTGAGGAAAAAGTAATTGTGCAAGGCCGGTGAAAGCCTGTCATAGCGCCGGTCGGGCGGGCTTTGCTGCGCGAACGGCCAGTTGCCGATGACCAGATCATAGAAATTGTCGGCGGTTTTGCTTTCCTCGTAGCCTTTCACATGGATACCAGCGTGCGGATACAGCAGCTTCGCCATTTCGCCGGTGGTCTTCTCCTTCTCGATGCCGGTCAGATCGCTTTGACCCATCAGGTCGCGCGGCATCATGCCGAAGAAGTTGCCGACACCCATGGACGGTTCCAGCACCCGCCCGCCCCTGAAGCCCATGTGGCGAACCATGTCCCACATCGCGGCGACGGTAGGCGGGTCGGTGTAATGGGCGTTGCGGATGGAGTCGCGGGCACTTTCCCACGCCTCTCTGCCCAGGTGCTCACGCAGCCAGCGGCCTTCTTCCTCCCATCCCTCGCGGTAGGGTTGGCGTTCGAAACTGCCCTGGAAAACTTCCTGACCGAACGATCCCCAGCCGATGAACCCGGCCATGGTCTCCAGTTCTTCCTGGGTCGGATCGCGGCCTTCCGCCTGGATGTCTTCAAGCGCCCTTAAAGCGGCGCGGTTGCGGGCGAAACGCTGCTTCGGCCCGGATCCGCCGATTATTCGCTTGGGGTCGTCAATGTGGAAATTGGGTCGGGTGACGGCTGGGTTTGCGGTTCGTCCTCCGGCTCCATCAGGCACCACTCCCGTGTCGCCTGTTCCTCCGCGTCCGGTGGCGGCATCCCCGCCGCTATGTACTGCTGGCGTGCCTCCCACCTCTTCTGATCCAGGACGAACGCCAGCTTCTCCGCCATCCCCGCTGCGTCCAGTCGGTGCAGCATTTTCGGTCGAACCTGGCTCCAGTGGCGCAGAAGGTCGGTTTCCCTTGGGCTTCCGGGTGCCAGACCGCGATGGGCGAGATCCGCCACCTGCTGCTTGATCCACGCCGCTGTTTTCGGTTCGATCGCCATCTTCGGCCTCCGGGGTCTCCGATATGGCGTTTTCGCCCGGCGTTTGCAAATCAGGTGTGGGTGCGGCGGCGGGCTGATCCGCTGGTGTGTAGAATATGTCGCCAAATAGCTTTTTGTGGTCGCGCGCCAGCCGCCCAAGAAGCGCGTCAAATGCAGCGAGCATCCCGGCTGCGTTCTCGCGGTTCTTCGCCAGCGGCACCTTCTCGCTAAACCCCATAAAGCCCGCATAGAACGGGTCGCTCACAAGCAAATCGTCAACGTCTGTCCCGTGCTTCCCGGCGGTTTGCAGGAGTGCAAAGATAGCGTCGCGCGCCTCATTACCGGCCCGCGCGAGCGTCGTCGTGTTGGGCGTCCCCATCGCGTCGCGCAGCGCTGTTACCTGGGCGTCGGCTGCGGCTACGGCTTGAGCGATCTCAACCGCTGCTTGCGTCATTTGCCTAGGCAGGCTGATCTTCCGGCCTGATGGCAAGACGACTTCAACGCGGTCGGTCCCAGTCGCGGCGGGTGCAGCGGCGCCGTCGAACAGATCGGCTTGCGCCTCGATCGCGGCGACCTCGCCCTGGAACTGCCGGGCGCCATCGACCGGGAACGTCTCGCGCATGTACTGCACCATCACCGGCGCGTCGTTGTAAGTGGCGCGGGCGGCAATGTATTGCGCGACGGCGGTTTTTTGCGCCGGCGTCAGCGGATAGCGGATCGACACATCGAGCGCATTGGGGTCGTCTTCGGGCGCCATCCCAAGCTGGGCGGCATGCGTCTCATCGACGAAATCGGTGACCGACGGCTTCATCTGCTCGTCATCCAGCGCATGCACAATGTCGCTGTGCGTCTGGTTTTCCGATCCAGCAATCATGCTGCCGTCCGGCAGGGCGAACCGCGCGTCCAGAATATCCCTTGTGTCGGGCGCCGGGTCGAACAATTCCGCCCGTTCCAGGTCTTCGGGAGTGATAATGCGCGTGGGCTTTGGTGGCGTTTTGGCATCTGCGCCGGGCGCAGGCTGTGCGGCGTTCCGCAGCCTCTGGTATTGCTCTGCGACGGCCTCCGGTGTGAGGTTGCCCGGCATCCCGCGCCGGATTTCAGCCGCCACCTCTGGGCGGCCCTGTGCCGTCCATAGATCGGCGATATGGTTCATCTGCTGCGCCAGCGATTCTTGTGCAGCACTCGGCAGCGCCGATGGCGCATTTGAAGTTCCGGCTCGCGCTTTGGTGTCGGTTTTTGGCGTCGGCGAGGGCGTCGGTGTCCAATCCGGGTTGTCGGTCGCACCGCGCGTATAGGTCAGCAGCTTCTCACGCTGCGCCGGCGTCAGATTGTTCGCATCCGCCAGGGCGTTGAACATCTCGCTGGCCTTGGCCTGCCCCTGATCGCGCAGCGTGTCGGCGATCTTCACAGACCAGTCGTGCGATGCCGGATGGGTGTCGTCCTGGCTGGGCGGTTCGGGCGCTGGTGCGGGCTTCGCTTGCGGCGTCTCGGTGGGCGGCTTCTGCCCGTCCGGGTGCATGTGGATGTAGCCGCCCGGCCTGAACAGCCGTTTGCCGCGTTCGAACGCCGCCTTGCGCCCCTGCGGTGTCTGGCTTCTGGCATCGTTGGCGGCACCGATCGCCTCGTGCAACTGCGCCTGGCGCAGAAACTCCGTCAGCGAGAGATCGCCGTAGCGCCGTTCCCGGTAAGCCGGATCGAGGTCGTCCAGCGTCATCTTCCATTCGGGCTTGGCGGGCGGTTCTTCTGGCTTGGCGGCCGGTTTCGCGGCGGGCGCCTCGGTTTTTGATTCCGGCTTCGCCCCTGGCTTGGCGCGCTTGATCGTTGCTCCCTCGCCCATCTTCCGCTCGCCAGTGGCGTCGAAATAAGGGCGAGGGGCGAGGACGCTTTCGAGGTCTTCTGGGCGATAGGATACTTCTTTGCCGTTGTCCCATCGGACGTCGATCATATTCCCCTGTTCCGGCTTATTCCTGTGCACGGCGCCGACATAGGTGACGGTGAATGTGTCTCCTTGGTCGGTCGTTACGTGATCCCCATCGCGCAACGTATCAGCCACGAGTTTGGAGTCCGGATTTTCGTGAAACTTCTGGCCGGGTTTAAGTTTGGTCGGCGGCGCTTCGTCATCAGCGTTGGCCTTCTTCGCCTCTTTTGCCTCCAGTTCGAAATCCGGGATTTTCAAGTTGTGCTTGGTGGCGAACGCCTTGATCGGCGCTACCGCCGCTTTGATTTCCGCCCGGTTGGGAAAAATCGTCCTGCCGCGCTTGTCAAAGTAGTTTGCAAAGCGCGGGTCAGCCTGTTGGATCAATCCCATCAGGGTTTCGGCGACCTTGCCGCCCCAATGCGGCCAGCCGTCTGAGTTGCGGTTGACCGCATCCCGATACTCGCCGAGCCAGCGTGTCGTCGGTCCCAACAACGGGTCATCGCGCCAGCGGTCGATTGCTTCGTCGATTTCGGGTTCGTTCATCCAGTAAGACGGCCGCTCTGCCCCGGTGCGCGGTGGGCGTTGCTCTGCCGCAATCTCTGTTGCGGTCGGCGGTCTTTTCGCGGTTTCACGTTTGGGCTTCACCGCCGGTTCGGCGGCTTCGCCGGCGGGCTCGCCGTTAAACGATAAATCATCCGGGGATTTATCGGTCTTGACATTCTCCGCCGCTTGCTCTGCGGCTTTTTCGTCCTCGTGCTTCTGCACCGCCGTCCCGAGCCCGACACCATCCTCGGCCTGGATTTGCTCGACCGGCCGCGCCTTCGGCACCTCGGCTTCAGGCTCACTTTCGGGGGTTTCACCCTTGGTTTCGCCCTTGGTTTTCCCCTTGGTTTTGCCCTCGGCAGGCTCGACCACCTTCAGCCGCTCGTTGTCGTCATCCGAACCGTCCGCCGCACCCAGCCACGGCACGCCGGCATCGAACGTCGCCATCCGGCCTTTCGGGTTGCGGTAAACCGTCTCGCCTTCAGCGTTCTTTCCGGCCGTTTCCCACGGGCCTTCATGCGCGCTCTTCAGGTCTTCGGGCGGCGGCTCGCCGTCGGGCGGTATGACCGCTGGCGGGGTTTCCGCTGCCAGCTTCTCCGCCTCATGGGTCTGCACCGCCGTGCCGAGCGGAACGCCGTCTTCCGCCTGGATTTCGCTGACGGTGCGCGGTTGCGGCTTTTCAGGAGCACCAGCCGGGAGATCAGCGCCGGCCCCAGCGGTTTCTCCGCCGGCCGCCGCCGTCGGCCCGGACTTTCCGGGGCCTTGCTGCCCGGCGTTTTCGGTTGGCGGCGGGGTGTTCGTACTATCGGGTCCTGCCGGTTCATCAGCAGTTGGCGCAGCCGTGACCTCGCGGGTATCAACCACTGATCCGGGGTGCACGAGCGTATAAGCGCCCGCTGCCTGGTCAACGACATAAATCCCGTCCGGCCGGACGCCGACGAGCGTGCCGGTCGCGTATTCGCCCCGGTTCTGGTCAAAGAAGGTGACGCGGGTGCTCTTTTCCGGCTCGGCTTGCGGTTTCGCCTTTTCTGGTTCGTCGGGCACGAACTCTTCCGGCTTGGCTTGCTCCAGTGCCGGCGCTGGCGTTTCGGATGCCGCAGGTGGCGGCGCCGGTTCGTCCAGCGTCGCCGGTCCAAGCGGTTGCTCGGCCTTTGGCGCATCTTCCGTGCGCGGGTCATAGCCGTGCTTTCTCTTGAAATCGCGCCACATATCATCGAGTTCGGACGCCGCGCCGCCCGGTCCGCCCGATGGCGGCGGCGATGGACCGCCATCAGGTCCGGCCGTCGGTCCTCCGCCAACAGGCGGCGGCTCAACACGCGGTTTCGGCCCGGCTGGCGGTTCGGTCGCGGCGGGAAAACGTCCGCCACGCATCGCCGGGAACAGCGCCGGAGCCAGCGCAAAGGTGGCCGCGCCGACATCCGCGCGTTGCTGTGGATTGGTGATGTCGAACTGGAGCGGGCTGATGCCAAGACCGCGCAGGATTTGGCGGCCCCATTCCGGCTGATGTCCCCATTCGACCGCGCCGGTCTGCTGGTTCGTCGCATAGGGCAGCACTTGGCCATACGTGTATCCTGGCTTGTCCGCAAAGCCGGTCCGCCAGTCTTCCCCCATGTTTTTCAGCCAATTGGCGCCAAACTGCGGAATATCCAGCGGGTTTGCGGTTTGCATGCCGGGAGGCAATTGACCGGTTTTCGGGTCCATCTGCCCGATACCCAACTCATCGAGCGGTGGCATGGTCTGCGCTGCGGCAGGCTGTCCGGCACCGCTCGCGGCGGCTGGCTGCGGCGCACCGCCTGTATCGATCGGATTGCCCAGATCATCCACCGGTGGCACCGCCGGGCTTGCCGCGCCCGGCTGCGCTGCGCTACCGTCCTCTTCGGGTACCAGCCAGTCATTTGCGCCCGCGCCAGTTCCCGGATTTGCCCGCGCTTGCCCCGTGGGCGGATCCGGGACGAACTGATCACCCGCCGGCGCATCCGGGACAAACGCATCGGCGTTCTGGTCTGGCCGCTTGGCCCGGTCCCGATCGTCGAAAAGCACCTTTCCGTCTAGGCCAACAAGCTGGTCCTTGGCGTTCCACTTCGGCGCCTTGGCCGGGTCCGCCCACTGGCTTTCATTCGAGAACGTCTCGTGAAACGGCGTTTTCCACCAGTCCGGGTAGTGCGGCTTGCCGTCATTCGGATCGACCTTGGTTCCGGCCGGTTCGACGTCCTCGGGTATCTTCCCCTCGGTCTGTAGCTTCTTCCAGGTTTTCGGGTCCTGCGAGGCTTTCCAGTAGCCGCGCATGTCGTAATCGGCCTGCGGGCTGTCATCGTTGGGGATATCGTTGGCTTTCACCCACGCCTGGAACTTCTTTTCCTCGGCCGGTGACAGCGTGGTGGTGAAATCTCTCGCGCCGGGCTTGGTCCACGCCTTGTTGCGCTCGAACGCCGCCTTGGCGCGGCGGCCTTCCTCGGGGTCATCGTCAGCGGCGACAGCCCAATCATCGGGGAGGTTTTGCTGGTCAAGCGGCATTATGGCGCCGGGAACGCATTGCCGTCGGCGTCGTAGAGCCGTCCGGTGGAATCACGCCACATCTGACGGCTTGGGCTGTAGACGCTGCCGCGCGGCACACGCGCCGGACGTGGCGGAATGGCGGTCTTTGGCTGCGTCGCACCGGGCTTGGCGGCGGCGGCATTATCCTGCGCGGTCAGCGGCACGAGGTAGCCGCCGCGCTTGACGAATTTGCCGCCGTTATAGGTCGTGCCGTCGGGGTCCTTGGCACGCGCTGCGGGCACCTCGACCGCGCCCTGCGGCTTGGCTCCTTCGTCCTTCTTGGCCGGTGTTGTGTCGGCCTTCTTCTCGCCTGGCATCTTGTCGCCAAGGATTTGCTTCGTCGCCCCGACGCCGAAATTCCTGCTGAACGCATCGGCGGTTTCCGGGTGTTGCTGTAGATTTTTCACCGCATCGGGCGGGATCTGCGTGCCTTCCGGCCATCTTCCGCCGGCGCTGGTCATAACTTCTGGCGGCGGCTTTGCTGTTTCGCCCGCGCCCGCCTTTCCGCTTTCGCCCGAAGACAGCCCGAGTTGCTGGATGGTTTCGGGCAGCAGTTTCTTTTCGAACGCAAACGGCCCCGATGTGAAGTTGGTCGAATCCTCGTATTGCTGCTTCAGCGTCCTCGCCTGTCCGCCCATCAGCAGCTTGAAACTGTTGATCACAGCGCCCAGCGCTTCACGCGAATTGGACGCATCAAGGGCCTTGCCGAATTGTGCGCGGTCGGATTCGGCGCCGATGCCGCCCCCGATGGCCTTTTGCAGTTCGGTGCCGACAATCTGTTTCAAGCCGTTGAAATTGGTCGGCGCCGGCACCCCAAACTCAATCGCAATCGTGTTCGCGAGACGATTGAACAGCGCGACATTGCCATTGTTCAGCGCGTCAGCAGCCTTATCCAGCACATCGAGATGCTGCACAGCGGTGTTCAAAGACCGGATCGTGTCGCCCTTCTTGCCGGGGCCAAACTCGATCATGGCGCGGTTGACTTCCTGGAAGCGCCCTTCCTCATAGTCCGGGTTCAGCTTCATCACCCGTGCCATCACCTCCGGCCCGCCAGGGCGGACCTTGGCAAAGCCGGACAGCGGCGCGGTGCGATACGAAGCGATTTCTTCGGCCAGCGAATCCCACGCCGCAGGGTCGCTCTTGGTGCCCTGGGCGATCTTGATGCGGCTTTCCACCTCCATGTCTTTGTCGATGTTGGAGCGGTTCTTCCACTCCGGGTCAGCGTCGAGGTCGTCACGAAACCGCTCACGGGTTTCCGCAACCGAACCCGCAGCCGGCGGCTTCTGGATTTGAAACGTCTTGTCGAGCGGTCTGCGGTCGCCGTCGGCTGACACCCATTCGCCGGTCTGCCTGTTCTGCTGCGCCATGACGCGAACCGGCTTGCCGTCCTGCGTGACGATGCCTTGCACCACGGGGCCAAAATCGGTCCGGCCTTCTTCCGCCCGGTCGTGCCGCTCGCGCTCCTTCAGCGACTCTTCCTCGCGCGCCTCGGTGCGCTGATCCTTCGCCGCCTTCGCCTGATTGGACCGCCACTCCTGAAAGTTCTTCGATCCCTGGACAAACTGCCCGATTTTGGTCGGGTCCCATTGCGTCGGCAGGTTTTGCACTTCCTGCGGCGTCAGCGCTCCGCCCTCTTTCAGCCTGTTGTATGCGGCGGTAATGCCCTCCTGCGCATGCGCCCCGGCTTGCTCCGGCGTCGCTCCGGCCTTCACCTCATCCTGATACGTCTCGTAGATCGGCGCGTAGGCGTCGCTCATGAGGTCCATTTTGTCGCTGAACGCCTTGGACTTCAGCATGTCGGTCTGGAGCTGGCGCTGCTGGTTGACCAGCATGTTCTGCTGCAACGCCATCCCGGCCTGCGGATCGATGCCGTAGACCTGTTTCATCACATCCGGGGTCGGGTTGCCCTTGTCGTCGATCGCGCCCGGCTGCGAGAGGATGCCGCGCAGCGCGTTCTGCCGGCCCATCTGCTGCTTCGCGGCATCGACCTGCATCATCGCTTGCGCGTTCTGCATCATGGTGCCGATGTCCGGCCCGATCGGGGTCGGCCGGAAGCCGTTAACGAGGGTCGGATCGAGGCCCATCAGTTATTCCAGACGGTGGCCGGAATGTTGTTCGGCCCCACCGGCGCACCCCAGCCGGAGGTATCGACCATCTGCCCGGCATAGGCGCTTGGCTGGCCTGGAATGGGCGCTCCGCCTTGGTTCATCAGCGCATACAGCAGCGCATTGACGCCGCCGCCGCCGTTAGGAGCCCCGCCGGTGCCAGGTCCGCCGGTCAGCCCGCCGCCGATGTTGTTCAGCGCGTTGGTAATGCCACCCCACAGCGCATTGGACGAACCGACGATGCCCGAGCCTTGCGCCTCGCCGGCGCCGATGGCGTTGGCACCCGCCTGTTTGGCGACGTTGGCACCGAGGCTGGAAATCGAGTTGGTGGCGTTCTGGCCGGTGGAAACCAGACCGCCGAGGTTTCCGAGAAGCCCCTGGAACGCGCCGCTGGCGCTGTTGAGATAGTTGGTGAAGTTCTGATTGGCGAGGCCCTGGCCAGTGGCCTGCAACTGCTTGAGCGCGTTGCCGCCCACCCCGCCACCGGTCGCGGCGGCGTTGTTCACCGCCTGCGTGCCCTGCTGCAAGGCGTACTGGTAACCGGGTGATGCCTGGAATGTGGCCGGGTTGATGCCCGCACCGCCGCCGCCGATGCCCAGCATTTGCAGGATGGGATCGGTCGCGTTGCCTGCGGTGCCGGGTCCGATGTTCAGCAGCTTCTGGATTTGCGCCAGCGCGTTGGTGCCGGCGGCTTGATACGGCGCATAGGCTTGTTGCGCCGTGGCGTAATTTTGCTCTTCGAGGTTCGTTGCCTCGCGAAACGCCTGTTCCTCGGCTTTCGCGGCTTTGCTTTCGGCGCCGGCGCCGAAGATCCCGGATGCGATCGAACCGACGGCGCCTATGCCGGACGCGATAAGATAGGGAATGGGACACCTCCGGCGCCGATTGCGCTGTCAGAAACGGAAGATGCCCGGAACGTCCCACGCCGGTGTGGTCGAGGCGCCTGTGTAGCACCGTGGCCGCGTGATCGGCAACGATGCTGCAAAACCACCGGCCTGTGCGGTTGCTGATTGTCTGCCGCGCAGTGTATGTGTTTACCGAAACGGCGACACAGAGGGGAATTGCGATGTCTGACGATCTGATCCTGGCGGCTTTGGATGATCTAGGACGCGATTTTAGGGGACTGAGAAACACCGTGGTGAATTCGGGGGTCGCTCACGCTAACAGACTCGACGAGCTTGCCGCTGAGGTTAATTTATTCCGCCGCGATCTGACGGCGCGTATCGACCGACTTCAAGATCGCCTCGATGCTAAGACAATCGTGGGCTTTGGTGACGCCGACAGCGCAGAAGAAACGGCGCCGGATGCGCTCCGTGAAAGCCTCCCGCTGGCCGAACAAGCCAAGAGTTTGTTCAATCTCTATATCGAGTTGGAAGCGCGCGTGATCGCGCTGGAAAAAGCCAAGCGCAAATGATGCCGGCCCCTCGCTGGGCGTTTCCGGTGCTGATGGGTCTTCTGGCCGTGGAAGGCAGCGCGATCGTGTGGCTGCTTGTTCTGATCGCCATCAAGACGGGCGCGATCTGATGGCCGAGACGGACAAAACCATCCGCAAGCTGAATTACTGCATCTGGATGTGCGCGATCAGCTTGCTTTTGTCGGTGGTCGAGTTGGTGCTGGTTTACCGTCTTTAGCTGAACAGCACCCCATCCATAGCGTGCGCGGTCACTGTCGTCCCCGCCGAGGCCAGCGCCTGAATGAACCCGCCTTCACCGATCACCGGCACGTCGACATCGAGGTTCGAGTAAGCCGGCACAGACAAGGTCGGGCAGAAATTGTTGCCCGATCCAGCCGTGCCGGCGGATGGCACACCGTAAGCCGTGACGGTTGCGGCCACCGCCGTGGTGTTGGTGAAGCGGATGCGCCCGCGCGCCAGCACCGAGGCCGCGCTGCCAGTCGAGACCGTGTACAGCGTCGCCGCCGAGGTGGTCAGCACCGTCGGCGTAAACATCTGAATGACTTGCACGCTCATGGCTGTGTCTCTCGCGTCAGGTGAAGGCTCTGGTCAAGCCGTTGGGGTCGAAGCACTGGATTGAAAATGCCGACGGCGTCGCGGTCGATTGCGGCGAGATCCCGACAAACACGCTGGCAATGGTGGTGATGTAATTGCCCGCGATCGTGGTCGAATAGATCGTCGACCACACCACGCCGTCGGTGCTCATTTCGTAATAGATGTTGGTTCCGTCATTGTGGCAGCCGAGCCAGATTTGCGCGCCGCCCGTGAACACCGGCGGCGAAGGCTGCGAACTGGCGCCGGCTTCGGTATTGGCGTCGCTGAAATCGACCAGATACAGCCCGCTGCTCGAATTGAACCGATACAGGACCTGATATTTCGTGCCGTCGCTGAAACCCCAGACCAGACCGCGCTGTGGGGTAATGCCGGGATCGTCGCACACAAGCATGGCAATCCGGTACGGCGTTGACGGGGCTGGGTACGTAATTCCCCGTAGATCGAACAAGTTGGCCCCGGTGTCGCTCAGGGTGATGACCTTTTCGGTCGAGGACTGCGCAATCGAGGTCGTGCCGGAGACGTTGACCTGGGTGAAGGAAGACAGCGAGGGCACGCCGGCGGCGATGTTGAAGAACGGCAGCGTGGTGCCGCCGCCGCCCGATGCCGACAGGGTGCCGCCCGACAGCGTCAGCCCCGAACCCAGCGATGTCACCGTCCCGCCGTTCCAGTTCGCCGCGATGGTGCCCGAGGTGGTGATCGTGCCACCCGTCAGGCCCCCGCCAGCCACGATGGTCGAAACCCCGCCGCCGCCGCCGCCCGTGGCGATCAGCGTGCCACCGGTCAGCGACAGACCGCTGCCCAGCGTGGTCACCGTGCCGCCGTTCCAGTTCGCTTCGAGGGTGTTGGCGGACGTGAACAGCCCCGCACCCACGGTGGTGATGGTGCCGGCTTCCCAGTTCGGCACCAGTGATCCGCCGGAGATCGCAAGCCCGGTGCCCAGCGCGTTGACCGTGCCGCCGTTCCAGTTCGCCGCCAGGGTGTTCGATGCGGTGTGCAGTCCAGGGCCGACGGTGGTGATTGCCCCGCCCGACCATTGCGCGTTGATCGTCCCGCCGCTGATCGAAAGCCCGGTGCCCAGCGGATCGAGGGCCACGGTGCCGGGCGAGGTGATGGTCAGGCCGGTTCCCACCGCGCTCAATGCCGTGCCGCCGCCTACCACGGTCACCCAGGCGCTGGTTTGGGTATCCCACAGCGACAGCACGCCGGTATCGTCGGCGTAGTAAAGCGCCAGTGCGGTGGTTGCGATCGGCGGCGTGGTCGGCCGCGCCGATGCCAAACCCTGGCCGAGATAGTCGGTGAGGATGGATGATGTCATCGGATTTCAACCATGATGCACTGGCCGAGCGGATCGGCGATGAGGGTGGGGCCTGGCAGGTCGCCATTGACCAGCGGCGCCCAGATCGGCGCGGTCAGCGGATTGATTGCCAGGGTGCCCAGCGTTGTCAGGGTGAGGCCGTAGCCGACCGATATGCTTTGCCCGGCTGCGGCAACCGTCCCGGCATTGCCGAACAGGCTATCGGCCGCCACGGTGATGGTGCCTGCGCCGCCCGATGTTCCTGATCCCCCGAGCACGGCCAGCGTCAGCGCCTCGTTGGCCAGTGCGGTGGCGTCGTTCACCTGCCCGCGCGTATCCCGGATCGTATAGGCATAGGTCGTATCGATGCTGTCTGACACGGACAGCGTGCCGCTCGCCAGCGTGAGGTTGCTGCCGATCGCCACCTCGCTGGGGACCGCCGCCAGCGAACCGCCATTGCCCAGCAAGGTGCCTGCCGGGAGGCTTGCCAGATTGATCGTGCCGCTGTTGAACGCCAGCGACGATCCGACCTCGACCGTTCCCGGCTGCGCGGCGGTAGCGGTGGCATTGCCCAGCAGCGTCTCCGCCGGCATGTCGGGTGCGGAGATTGTCCCGCCGCTGCTCAGATCCGCCGCCGACAGCACCGCACTTGCGGTGGTCACCAGCGGCGAGGCGAGGGTCCCGGAATTGTTGAAAAGCGTATTCAGCGCCCGCCACCAGGAACGCGCGATGTTGCCGTCCTTGTCGGTGAACTGTTCGCGCGGGGCGAGGATGATCGGTTTGATGGTCATGCCAGCAGGCGGAACTGTTCAACGAGATGCGGCGGGATCAGCTTGCACACGTCGCGTTTCCGGCCGCGCGTGATACCGTCGGTGATCACCGCGCCGATATCGTGCGCCTGGATGTTCAGCCGTTGCAGGTTGCGGATGCGGTCCCAGGAAATGCTGGCATCCGGCATCAGATGCCGCAGGCACCGCGCCACGGTGGCGGTATTGCAGAGATCATCATACGCCACGCGCATGATTGCATGGTGATGCACCGAGTCGAGAACGCCTTGCAGAAGCTCGCAGATATTGCTGTCGGGCAAGCGCAGCCGCCGCAGCGAGGCTTCCACCTCCCGGATC